GAGCACTCAGCCCTGCGACGACATATAGAGTTCGTTTAAAGACGGTTGCGGATACATCGGGAACAATTACGTATTCCTCTCCTGCATATCAAGAAGTGACCACTAACGGCATTGTCGCTCCCAATGCGCCAACCAGCCTAACTGCGGCAGTAGTTGCAACCGATAATCAGGGCGAATTCTCTTTTACATTCTCGCACACTCCGGGAACCGCCAGATCATATCCAGTGTTAAGTTCGCAATACAGAGTGAGATCAAATAATAGTGGAACAATTACGTACGTCACTGGATACGATACTTATCAAGATTTTGTCGGAACCAAGGCTATTGGTACATCATCATATGTGGATGCTATTTTAACTCCTGGTAGTACCTATTATATTGATACACGAACAAAAGACACTCAAGGAACATTAAGTGACGTGACGTCAACTTCGGTTACTTTAACCGCAAAACGTAATCCGACAGCGGGTTCTGTAACTGTCGCAGCACCAACATACAACGGCACGAACACCGCTACATTAGATGTTACTCCTAGTGGCTTTACTGCCGGATCGTGGCCGATTAGTTACTATCAATATAACTTCAATAATGGTGATACTTATACGACATTATCTGGGAACTCCGTAGGTGGCCGTACTGCAGATACCTCATATACGGTTTATGTACGGGCAGTTGATACCCAGGGATATGCTTCAGCAAAAGTGAGTGGAACAGCAATAACCAATGCGGCCCTCCCCCCAACTCCCACGATTGCATGGCGTTCCATGACAGGTGCTTCATCTGGAACGGCTCAATTTACAATCAGCGGCAATGCTGGATCAACAACGACCGTCAAAATTGCGAGGCGCACGACATCTGGCTCTGATACTGGGGCGACATTTGTTACAAAAGCAACTGGTAGCCAAGATATTGCTGGGTATGCCTCTGATGGTGGTAGAGAATATTATGTTGCATACAACTACAATAAACATGGCTCACAATCCACCGCTTCCAACCAAATATCGTGGAAAAGACCAGAGAAAAATCAACCCTGGAATTCTGGATACATCCAAACTTCCGCAATATATTTTTCAACTACCGCAAACTGTACTTCTGAATTTAGTTACACCTTTGGCACTGTTCCGTCCTCAGACAATACGGGTGGATATATTGCTGTAAATCAATTGTCTGTTGATGGAGTTCAGCAAACATCAGGAAGTGTCAACGGTTGTGCGTTCATGCAATACACTGTTGCTAATAAAACTCACTTAGCCTGGGTCAGTGATTCTTTTCACCCTGATTTCACTGCTGATATTTATGGAACCTCAAGCACGGCGGGATTCAGCGGTTCCTGGCCTTACCTCAACGGCACGTTTGGTACTGCGACCACAGGAACTCTAAGTAATTGGGGCGGAAGTAATATTTCAGGCAAATATTTTCAAGTCAGAACGACTCTAGGAAGTAGAACTGCCGGATGCGCGGTTGGTTGCGGCTCCTATGATGGCACAACCTTGCAAACATATAGAATGAAAAATTTCATCCTGTCTGGCATTCAAACTCTCAGCGGCACGGTCTATGATTAGTAAAGTAAAACTGTCACCAAAAAAATCTATGCAGTAGTACAATAGAAAGTATTACACTATCCTGCAAAGTGGTGAGAAATGCGAAAAAGGGGCGTCCGTAAAGGGCAATGGATATTTTGGGTTATCGCTCTTGTGGCGTGGTTCGCTCCTAGCCAGGCCCATGTTTATGCTGATGATTATTCAAATGGTGTTGTTAGATTTTCCTATACATCCAACCATATTCGTCAACAAATCGATACCGAAAACATTTCCAATTACTCGTCATTGACATTTTCTGTCAAGGCGAGATATGGGGCTTACGGACCAGACAATTTATACTCCGAAATTGCTTTCTATGATGACGCATGGTCAACATTAAGTACGGTTAGATATCCTGAATCAGGCAACATCACTTTATTAGCCGATTATCAAGTATTCACATACACAATTAACCCTGCAAATGTAGGTCTTCCGTCCGGTATTGCGTGGTCGGATATTAAACATATTGCGGTCTCTGTATATGGGCAAGATAGCGAAGGGTGGGGCGGGAACTACGGGCCAATAGTGGACTACGTGAGCCTCATTGGAACAAAAAGTGACGGAACAACCTACGAGCAATTAATTAACCACGACTTCAATAACGTAACGGATAACGCTCCAGATGACTGGACTCTTTCCATAAATACAGCGTGGGATACTTGCCAGGGTCTCTATTCGTCCACATTGTGCGTAGATACAGAAAACACGCCTTATCACACAAACTATGAACTCAGTATTTTGGATTTATGCGTCAATAATATTGCCGATGCTTTAGTGACCAAGCAGTCAATTCTTTCCGCCACTGGACTCAATACCGAAGCAACGTTCATTACTGCATATAACGCTGGCACATGGGGTGCGTATATTGCTTCTGGTTCTGGCAACTTCGGGGAAGACAACGGGCATCGCCCAGATGTCTATTGTGGTAACAGTCAAAACAATCAATCACCTAATCTTGACTCCAACGGTGGGACGAAGGACTATTTTTGGGGTGGTGCAGGAAACGACACCGTCACTCAAATGTGGTATTCGGTGTTTTATGGTGGATATGGTGACGACACAGTTTCAACACTCAGTGAAGAGTCGTTGTTTTACGGCGAGGGCGGAGATGACACCTGTACCCTATTGCAGTCTTCTTCAATATGTAATTTAGGTGCTGATGAGTCAACATTGACAGGGTATCCAGCAGACCAGCAGTGGGAAGCAGTGACTTACGGCAATGGAAAATTTGTTGCCGTTGCTTCGTCTGGAGACGGCAACCGTGTCATGACTTCAATAAATGGTAATTATTGGACCTCAAGAACGTCTGCCTCTAATGATAACTGGCAAGGAATCACCTATGCAGACAATCAGTTTATTGCGGTTGGTTCAAATGCTGTAATGACCTCGCCTGATGGAATTACTTGGACATCAAGAACTGTGCCAGTTGGCGAGTGGCAAGCAATCACGAACTGTGGCGGTCTTTTTGTTGCTACCGCAACTTGGGGAAGTAGTTATGTAATGTCTTCCACGGATGGTGCTGAATGGATATTACGCACTCCATCTTATGGATGGTCGCATGACGCTGTTGCCTGTAGTGCAACAATTCCACGGTTTGTATCTGTGTCTCAGTTTGGTAGAGCATGGTCTTCCGCTAATGGAACCACTGGCTGGTCTACTCAAAACCCCGGTGCAATTGTGGATATCCGAACAGTTGCGTTTGGTAATGGTCGTTTCTCGTGGCTTGAGTACAGTACAAACTCGGGAAATAGATATGGCGGTTACTCCACAAATGGATTGAACTGGTCTGCTGGACTTGTTCCATCTAACCAGTGGAAATACATCACCTACGGCGGAGATAAATTTATTGCGGTAGCGGAAGGCGGATTAAATTCCCGCTCCGCTTATTCAACCGATGGTGCGAACTGGACGCTGGGCTCTGGAGTTTCAAGTAACTCGTGGCAAGGTGTTGCTTATGGGGCTGGTAAATATGTTGCTGTAGCAAACTCTGGAACAAACAACAGAGTTATGACTTCTGCGGATGGTCAATCATGGGAGAGTTTGTCCGTCACACCCCCTCCGTACCTTAATGCAGTGACAAACCTGACGGCTGTTGCGAACGCAGATGGAAGTGTTGACCTTGATTGGGATGCATCAGCAGCAAGCAATACCACCATCCACGGTTACTCGGTTAGTTTCTACGACCTTGACGAAATTGGTGGAACCACCTCAGGCGGTTGGGGTGTGTCGACTAATCAAGGAACCAACTATTCGTTAAGCACTGGGATGTTCTCTGGCAGCAATCCTGTCACGACTGGATACGGACCGGTTCGCTTTGGTATTAAAGCAGGAAATCAAAGTTGTTTCTCCAACGAAGGAGTAGGGCCGTGTGTCTATGGACCCGAAATAACCGTTGATGCGACTGTTCTTGACCCAACCCCACCTACCACAACTACAACTACAACTACAACTATTCCGCCTACAACCACTACGACCACGGAACCAGAACCTACGACCACGACCACGACAACGACAGAAGTACCAACAACCACAACAACAGAGGTCCCCACAACAACAACTTCAGAAGTGCCTACAACGACGACTGAAGCACCAGAAACTTTGCCTCCAGATACGGAGCCAGAAGATACAATAGTAACAACACCAGATACTACCGATGGAGGTCCTGATGGAGGAACCGGAAGTCCGCCCGACACAACGTCACCCGAAACAACCGTACCTGAATCAGCCCCAGAAGAAGAAACGACAACTACAACACCGGAATTACCGGTAGAAGAAACACCGACAGCCGAAGAGGTTGTTGGAGACATTCTTTCAGGAGACTTGTCTCCCGAAGAACTAGGGAATGCTGTTAGTGATGCTTTGAGCAATACTGACTCTGAAGAAGAATTGGTAAGCGTTGCTGGTGCATTGTTGGCATCGGATTTAAGTTCTGAAGAATTTGCTTCTGTCGTTGCTGAAGTATTTAGTCAAGATTTATCAGACGATGCGTTAACTGAACTCGTTGACCAAGTTTTTAGTCAAGATTTGTCCGACCAAGAAATAGCCGCTGTCGTAGACCAAGTTTTCACGTCGGATATTAGTGATGAAGCATTCGCTGAAGTTCTCAATACTGTTTTTGAAGAGCCATTAAGCGACGATGTATTTAGTTCTGTCATTGACGCCATTTTGGATGAACCAATCTCGGACGCTGCGTTCGATGAGTTGGTTGATGTCTTGGGCGGCGACAGCGTTACCGAGGAGCAGGTTCAATCAGCCGTTACCTCAATTATTGACAACGGCATTACGGAATCTCAGGCTGTAAGTATCGCTACTAGTGGAGAAGTTCTTGAATCCGTTACGGGCGACCAGGCTTCGGAAATTTTTGCTGAAGTTCCAATTTCCGACATTACCGACGAAGAAGCGGCAGCACTTGTTGAGGCGGTGCAGGATGCTCCAACCGAAGTCAAGGCTGCTTTTGAGAGTGAAATTGACATTTTTTCTGCAGGCAACGTAGATACCTACGTCCCCATTGGGTCAAGCGTCCCCGTCAGTACCCGTCGTGTCATTATCGCTGCTGCTGGTTTAACGATGACAATGCTGCCACAGCCCGCACCACCAGCACCCGCCCCCTCGGTTGGTGGCTCTGTCGTCGCAACTGATAATAAAAACAAAAATACTGGAAAGAGGAAATAATGAAAAAATACTTTAAAAAATTACTAGATATTCTTGATGGCTTAAACTGGACAGTGGCAGGAACAATTCTGGTTCTTATCACACTCAGCGGACCAACAAAATCTCAAGGAATTCAGATATTTGTATTCGCTTTATTACTACATCTGCTTATCGCAGTCATTAAACCATCTGACGAATAGGTGCAAATCCTGTACAATATACTTCTATAACTTTAGTATCTTAGGAGATTTTCATGAGTCAGTATCCTTTCATTAAACTCGTAGTACCAGCGGCGCTCAAAGCGCACAAAAATGGTCAATTACCTGATTCTTTATTAGCATCAGTTAAGACCGGTGGGAGAATGCATACTCCAGTGGCGCAGCAGTTTAATAAAATGTATGATGCTGCCCTCGCTGCTGGATTTAAACTCAAGAATGTTGGTGACTATCGCTCTTTTGAAAGTCAACTAGCAATGTTCCGTGACCGCTATGTGCTTGAAAACACCGGTACTGGCGTAACCCGAAACTTCGAAGGCAAGACCTGGTACCTCAAGAAGGGCAAGGCCCCTTCTGCCACCCCAGACCCAACTGGTCTCAAAGGCTCCAATCATGGCTGGGGACTCGCAATCGACCTTGGTTATGACGCCAACGGCAAACTCACCTCAATGGGTGGAAAGTGCTTTGAGTGGATGTGCGCTAATGCGCCGAAGTATGGTTTTTATCTACAGGGTTCAGATTCATCTTCTAAAGAATTTGAAGCGTGGCACTGGCAGTACTGTCTCGGCGATTCTGCCCCCAATGCTTCCGCCCCAGTTGCCTCCAGTGACACCCTGAAGCCCTCTGGAGGCTCCGTAGAGGCTGGCCCGATGAAGTTTGACTACCCTGGCACTCCGGTGGGTCTCGGCTCCAAGGGAGTACACGCTTCTCTCGTTCAGGCAATCATTGGAGCAAAAACTGACGGTGACTTTGGTGCCAAGTCTGTTGAAGCGTTGAAGGCATGGCAAAAGGCAAATGGCTTGACCACCGACGGTTCCGTTGGTCCCATTACATGGAAGAAAATGTTTGGCTGATATTCCCAGAAAGGGAGCCATGAAAATTAATAAACTAATAATCGGGTTATCTTTGCTGTTTGCCCCCTCTCTTGCTTCTTGCGGAGATGGAACCTACAGATATTCATGCCAAGACCCCGCAAACTGGGAGAACGAAGAATGCAATCCACCTATTTGCGAAGTAAATGGCTCGTGTTGGTTCACGCTTATCGGAAAAGGAAGTCAACCATGAGTAAAAAACGCTATACGGCAGATGAGTTAGACGCTCGCCTAAAATTTGTTATTGGTTGCGTCCTTGGTGGAGTGCTTCTTATTACGACAGGGGCAATCTTGTATGCGCTTGTGTTTGTTACCCAGCCCATCGGCGTTCAGGCAGAGAATGACAAAATGTTTTTTAGCGTACTTTCAAGCGTTGCCACATTCATCACCGGAACCCTTGCTGGATTGATGATTTCTAATTCACGCAAAGGCAATAACGACACGGATTCGGAAATCTAATGGAGGCCGTCATTGTTGCAGTCATTGGTGGAGTGTTTGCTATTTTGACGGTGATTATTCAGAAGGGTCGCAAAGAGAACAAGGATGACCACAACCTCGTCGTGCAGTCATTAAATCGCATTGAGATTAAAATTGATGGTCATATCAACGACCACGCAAAAGGTGAATTTGAAGAATAAAAACAATTATTAGGGGATAAAATTATGAAAACTCTTGCATTTCGTATTTTGGCAACATTTGCAGCCTCAGGGCTTGGTGTTATTGGGGCTGGCGCTATCGCTAATATCCCGTTATGGAAGGCAGTCTTTATGGCTGGGGTCGCAGGAGTGGCACAAGTTGTCGAAGGGTTGTCCCGGGCGTACCTAGATGACGGTAAACTATCTGTAGCGGAAATAAACTCCGTATTCAACAAAGTTGACAGAGCCGATAGCGAATAGTAGGCTCATGTTAACTTCGCCTCAAGACGTAGGTGAAAAATATAAATCTCACTGAGGATGCGGCACTAGATGGAAGACAATGAATTAGTCTGGCATACGGATGGCCACAAAATTAGGTTGCGCCTTAATAAAACAGAAGTCGAAATCATCGAAACGACTTGCCCAAATGGAAATTCTGGAGCATGTTGGCATAGTCGATCAGGTTGTCTTGTTCAGTTCTTTTTGACACGATACGGATTTGAGTGCAATGTTGGAGTGTGTCCCATTGAGGAAGTTTTAGAATTGTGCTGGTCTATTGCTGGAGACAGAAATGACCCCGAAGCATGTCAATTGTGGTTTGTGCCAATGAACGATGAGGCATTTCACGCATGGCTGGTTTCTAAGAACCTTTAAACATCCCTACGAGTTTCTTTAATCCCATGACGTCTTGCCATCACATATATACAGTCTATTCCAGATAGCGTAATCATATATTGGCCATCGCCGCAGTCTTTTAGATATCCATTTTCTATCAGTGTCTTGATCGAACGTTCGATCTTGGAAACCCTATCCATTTTTGCAAAAATCACCATTGGATCACTTGGCTTAAAAGGCTTATTTACCATTTTTGCATATACCAAAATGTCATGTGTCACTGAGTCGTTCTTGATTGTCATAAAACTCTTTCATAATCTTAAAGTCTCTATCGCAATAAACAACATCCCAAAGGATTGTGTATTTATTACGACGGCCATTTTTCTCAACTTTAAGCATACCTGCTTTGACTAGTTTTGCTACTGCTTTTTCTATGGCGGTTTCTGTGACCCCAAGCATTAACGACAAAGCAAGATGACCAACTGCAGGGTTTTCAGATAAGCCAATTAAAACACGCCCTGATGTAGATAGTAAAGATTGGCTATTTACGCCCTCTTCAGAATCTACCCAAATTTTGAATATTGTCATCGTCTACACACTCCAGTAAAAAGAGTTCTATTGTACGAGCGTAGTTCATAACAGACAACACAAAGGGGCAACTATGCTAAAAGACACACTCAATCAACTTCTCACGCAAGAACCAGATGGTTGCAAATTTGGAGGATTAATAAAATCTCTTGACCAAGACTCACAAGAAATCCTTATGAAATTAATGAAAAACGAATCAATTTCAGCACGAGCGATTCATCGTGCTTTGGTATCAGAAGAAATTGAAATCGGCAGATCGACAATCGAAACTGCTCGACATTGCGTTCTCTCAAAATCTGCATGCAAATGCTCAACAGTAAAGGAATTAATGAAATGACATCCCTCTCTGATAAATTATCAGAAGTAGAAACAACCGCCAGTAGATCAAAAAATCTTGGCGCTATCGCCGATCTACTTGCATCAAAAAATATTGACATTAGCGAAATTGGAGATATTACTAGAATCTCTATTTATCAGTCAATGCTCAAGGATGAAAACGGTGATCCTCAAATAGTCGACCTGGCAGCAATCCAAATTTCACCAAAATGGGAATCAGGACCAGAATGGCCAGTTGTTCAACGCGGTCCAGAAGTTAAACTTCCCAAGAATACTTCACAACCTAAAAAAAGTGAAACATTTAAAACTTGCGTAGTGATCCCGGATATTCAATTTGGTTATTACAGAAATCGTGATGGACAATTAGAGCCGACTCATGATGAAGATGCAATCAGCGTTGCTCTAAATGTCATAAAGCACCTAAAACCAGAACTAATAGTTTGTGTTGGTGACAACTTAGACCTTCCGGAAATGGGAAAATATGTTGTATATCCTAGTTATGCGCTAACAACACAGGCAACTATCGATAGGGCTACGACATTCTGCGCCGAAATGCGCCATGCATCACCTGATGCTCAAATTGTTTGGCTTGCTGGCAACCATGAAGAACGCATGCCTAAATATCTTGTTCAAAATGCTGGCGCAGCATACGGACTCCGCAAGGGCAACGAACCAGAATCGTGGCCAGTGATGTCGGTCCCTTATCTGTGTCGAATGGATGACTTTGGCGTTGAATATCGACCCGGATACCCAGCATCAGACATTTGGGTAAACAAAAAATTGCGCATCATCCATGGTGATCGCGTAAAAAGTGGTGGCTCAACTGCGCATGTATACCTTAATGCTGAAAAAAGCAGTGTCATTTATGGTCATATCCATCGTGTTGAAATGGCTTTCAAAACTCGTGAAGATTTTGATGGCCCAAGAACCATCATGGCGGCTTCGCCAGGCTGTTTGGCACGTATTGATGGCGCAATTCCCAGCACCAGGGGTGGAGTAGACCTCGATGGACGCCCATTAGTGCGCCATGAGAATTGGCAACAGGGTCTTGGCGTAGTGATGTATGAAGATGATGGTGAACATAAGTTCTCCTACGAGTGCATGCCCATTTATTCAGGCTGGGGAATGTTTAGAGGAAAAGAATTTTCTTCTGATTACAAGACCGGAAAATAAAATGACAACAATTGTAGGTATTCAGGGCGATGGTTTTACCATTCTTTGTTCTGATAGTAGAATTTCTACGGTTGACGACGATGGGTATGTCTCATATATACAAACCCTAAGTCCATCCATGAGTAAAATAGCACAAATAGGACCCTATTTAATTGGTATTGCTGGTGATGTGCGCGCCATTAACCTCATGAACCACGCATTTCAGCCCCCGGTCCCTCCGGCGACAATGAAAGGGAGAAAACTAGATGAATTTATTACTCTTAAATTCATTTCGTCACTACGAGAGTGCTTTGATTCAAACGGCTACTCCCCGCCACCAAAAGAAAATTCAGATCACATAGCATCACAAGGTTCATCCATCATTGTTTCAATCAATAAAATCATTTATCAAATCGATAACGACTATGCATGGACTACTGACGCTTCTGGATTATACGCAATTGGAACAGGATCATCTTATGCACTCGGAGCACTTAATATTTTGTGTCCAAAGTTGCCTACTTTAACGCAAGCAAAGCGTCATGTTTTGAAAGCACTATCTACAGCATCAAAATATGATCCTCATACAGGACATCCATATAAAACATACGTACAAGATTCTATATCTATTAAAGTAAGAAAGGCTATTCAGTGAGTCTAGAAGATAGTATTGGAAGTATTATAAATAACGGTAAGCAAAGTTGGATGAACAACGCTTCCTGTAAAGGTAAAACTTATATCATGTTCCCAAAAGAACACAAAGATATTACCTACATTGTCGACGCTCGGGCTTTATGCGCAGAGTGTCCAGTGCAGCCGCAATGTCTTGAATATGCGCTTGAATTTCCAGCAGCAGATATGCATGGTGTTTGGGCTGGATTAACAAGTAGGCAATTGGCTGCAGAACAAAGACGAAGAGAAATTAGGCCAACTAGACCTACGTTGGCTCAAATGTGGGGATATTAGCCAAAAGTATATCAAATTGATATACAAAGAGCCAAATCAACATCAACGTCGGCAATATTGTTAGACAATTCATACAGTTTTTCGCTTCCAACAAGATTTAATGAACTGCAACCAACACTCAAACACTTCTGTAAGAGTTGATTTAACGCAATTTCATGATCCATCGTGTCCGGAATGGCAAAAATCCAAATATTGTCAAAACTAATATCGATTACTTCACTCTCGATGTGACGAGCCATACCCATTACATTCAAAACTTGAGTAATATCGGGCCAAAATTTAGACATATCCTCATCGACGTCCCAAATTTTGCCCATTGGACTCACAAAAAAGGCAAATCCGTCTGCTTTACGTTGAAAAACTGTTCCTTCAAACTTTGAAATCACGAAATCCTCACATTACAAGTTTCGCAAAATTCCATATCTTGAAATTCTATAATTTTCATTTCACATTCCTTCTTGCCACACGGCATTAAAACATCTTTACCTTCAAGATAAGCCCTCAAATGCTCCATTGGGTCCGCCAAAGCAAACTGCGACTCCCCTGGAACAGGCACTCCGCGCTCTGAACGCATATGTTCCCAAACGCAATACAAAACGTACTCGCTCAACATCATTTTATTCCGATTAGCAGCGTCAATAATTTGATTTTTCAAAGAACCTTCAACACGCAAAGCAATATTGTATAAACGGTCTTTATATTTAGCCTTCCTGGCTGCTTTAGGCGCTATTTTTTTGTTCATGTTTTTCCTGCCGAACATTTAGCCAGTCAACAAATTCCGACCAAGGCTTCAAATGCTTTTTATTGACTAAAAGAAAGGTGTCTTCTATCTTTCGAACGTTATCAAATCTTCGTGTTGTAGTCCATGTGGGCATACTAGAGATTGGAATAACCAACAACGAGCCAGTTTCTTGACTTACCAAAACCACAGCCAATGGAAGAGGGTCTTTTAGTTTCCACCCAAACTCGGTATCAACAAAAGCAGTACTTTTAGGGTAACTATTTGGTTGTTCATTGAAGTTGAGCCGTCGTGACTTAACTTCAATATTCCCAGGCATGTTTTGGAGCACAACATCCTTTTCTGTAGCAAAAGAAAGACGTTCTTTTTCGGTTTTTCTAATACTCATTGGTGTGGCCTCACATTTAATGCCCTCAGAGTTAAGTATTTCAGCAACGTACTCTGTCCACTTGTGTCCAATTTTCAATTCCCGAACAAAAAGTTCTTGGCTATACCCTAAGTCCCTCACTTACCGACATCTCTCAACACCAGCATCTCAACATACTCTCGGATACTCAACCCATACCCCTCAGCCTGCGCCAACACCAACTTCTTGAAATCAGCAGACACCTTCAAAGACACAGACGCACGATCACCTACCGGCACTACTGGAGGCCTACCCGTCAACCGCTTCATACAGCCACCCTCAACAACTCAACCAATCGCTTTTCACAAACATCACGATACACCTCCAAGAAGTACTCCCGATCACCATTAGTCGTCAAACCAAACACAACATCACCCAACTTCTGAATCGTTTCCACCACCGTCGCCGATAGCACCGGACGCTCAACACCAGAATTCAAAGCAACGCGCAACCCCTGCAACTGCCCCCACGCAACAGCAGGCGATACAATATCACTGATAAGATCAGCAAATACATGCCGACGCAACAAACCAGGTGTAGGCATCACCTTAGACACCGTCGCCAACTCAACATACTTGACACGCAACAACTCAACATCCACATCCCCCAACACATCAAACCACGCACGAACAACATTACGACGGTCACCCTCAAACAACTCACGATTAAACATCGCGAAGCAAACCGACACAAACTGCTCGAACTCTTTCGACACATCGCGAACCCTCACCACGGATCAGCACCACCCTCAACCAAATACCCCAAAAAACGCTCAACATTATCATGCGAACGAAAAATCAAATCCAAACTGTCATACCGCCGGCCACGCTTATTGCGGCCCATATGAAAATCCGACACAGCGCAACCGTCAATCGCACGCCGACACGTCTCCATACCGAAATCCTTAATCGCTGCTGCAACACGATCCCGACCCTTGACATCCAGGCGCGCTGGGTTCTTCCGGTTGGGTCGCATGACGAGACACCAGTAATCGTAGATTTCTTGAACGGCGCTTTCCGCCACCGTAGAACTCTTGACTGTCTGTTCGACCGTTGCTTTTGAAGGTCCGCGGACGTTCTTCTTCTTCTTTGGCTCTTGAAATTCAAAAAATTCATTTTCCATAGTATTTAACATAATAACGTTCAAAATGAGTTCCTTTTTTTTACTTTGCTTGACCGATCAGTACGCGTATAGATTCTTCTCTCAAAAGGTATTTTATTTGAGAGTAATAAAGAAATCATTTCAAAGCAATGACTTACTTTCTTTTTAGTTAAATAAAACTAGAAAGAAGAGAAAACCCCTTTGGAGGGGGTCCGGGGGAACCTTTAGAAAAAGTCCCTCCGCCTCAAGTGCACCACAAAGAACACTTTACGCAGGTGACGCAAGTGTTATACAGTTCCGACCGGTCGACCGAAGTTGATGTCGAGCAACGTATCACGCGATGTTGCGCGCGTGCAAGCACCAAAGCGATATTTCTTTAAATATTGGGAAAATTTGTTTACATGCACGTGTTTCTCTCGTGTGCTAGGTTCATTTTTGGCCAAAGAAGTTCCCCCTTTCTTTCGATGGCCAAATAGGGTTGATGCCTCGGGGGGAGGATGCAGGTGCTACTTCCCGAGGCTCCCCGACCCCGCCGGCATTCCGAAAAGTGCTGACTCTTCCAAATGACCCGTACGGCCAAAGCGATTTTTTTTCAAAACGGGGACACCCCACAACACATTAGATAAATCTAACCAAACAAAAGAACATCTTATAATATTTTTCGACCCATGAGGATCAGAACACCCATTCCTTTTCACGGTTCGGGCCGCTTTCCACCACCGTCACATGTAGCGCATGTAGGGGAAAAGCATCCAACATAAAAGAATTTTCTTCCCACATCACACCAACAATTGAGTACCCAATAACATCTAGGATATTATCCTCGATTGATTCATGATTCGGTGTGTGGCCAGACATCATGAGGTTTTCCAGGCGCGCAACCTTGTCATGCATACGTACGAGAAGACCAAAACGACCGAAACGAGAAATATTCTGGTGCCCATAGTCGCACTGTTTGCGGATCACGGTATCTAAAACGTTCTGAGCGGCATTCGGACCGGCAAAATAGCCCTGGCGCCGGCCTAACAGCAGCGCATGCTTCCCCAAAGCAATGAATTCTTCGCTCTGGCAGCCTTCTGCCCTCCCTGAGGCGTCTGAGTCGACAAAGAAATCCAGAAGGAACCTGAGGGCTTCCAGGGTCCCTGACGGCTGATCACCGTTAAAGATTCTTTCAGTGACGTCAGCGGCGGCGGTATTCCAGTTCATAAGTCTCCAAGTTGATCAACCAGGTTTTCTGGTGGGTTTGTATCATAAATGTAGGCGATATCTTTCGCCAGTGTCGACATGAACTTTTCCCATTCTTCTTCGCGTTCTTCTTCGGAGTCGAACTCCTCGATTAATTCCTGAACCCGATCCTGGATAAATTCATCCGAATAAGCGGCAACTATAATAAAATTCGATATCCCCGGAAACAAAACAGGCCCATCACCACCCAAACCGGCACGAGGGACATGTAAACACTTCACCAAACGCTGGCCATCCGACCCCAAAAACAAAACATCCGTCTGGCCCCGGGACTCCGCTAACTCAAACGACACGTCATTCACGCATTCGAACAGAGCACCCGGCAAAACACCATCTAAACCACCCAAAAAACCAAACAAATCCCCAAAATCCTCACTCATAAAATTCCTTTCCACCACCGTCGAACATAGCACAAGGATAAAAAACACAAAAAGTTACAAAAAACTTGACAACCTCCCCTGCATTACGACAGATTGTCAACTAACATACAAAACATGGACAACAACACCAGATTTAATCAATATCACCAGGCTCTACAACAATACATCGCCAGAGAGGGCGACGCGCTCGTTCCTGCAACTCACATCGAGAATAAAAGCAACGAACTCATTACTCTCGGGGCTTGGGTTGGCTACATGCGTCAACGCAATAAGAACGGCAAACTCACACAAAGCCGCTGGGAGACACTAGATAACACACCAGGCTGGACATGGGGACCGCTCAAGCCAGGCCCAACAAAGAAAACCGTCCGCAACACCAACATCACACAACTCCGTGAACAAGGTTTATCACTCTCACAGATTGCCGACGAGTACAACCTCAGTCGCCAACGCATCCACCAGATCATCAAACGAGACACAACAACAACAACAACAACAGCATGAAACAAAATAACGAACCTACCGCACTGGCAGTCTTCACCGGCTTCATGATCACGGTCTTGCTCACCCAGGCAGCCATCTGGGTACCGCTCTACGTGCTCGACAAACAAGACATCGTTGCTAACCACCCCACGTGGCCACAAACAGCACTGATCGCCATCACATGGACATTCACACGCCTATGGTGGAACAACCTCGCCAGCAAAAAAGAGTAACCACCACTCACTAGGCTGGATAAATCTAACCCAAACATCAGAACACTAAAAATATAGCGCACGCCCGCCCACGGGGAAATACCCGCACGGAAAAGTTGGGGGGCAGCCCCGTATGTCGTACTGATGTGACATTTGTCATACGAACAGGTGTTTGGTTGTACGGTACAAACATCTACGGGTAAGCCTACGGGTGTTATTGGGCTTGTAATGGGGGCTGATTTGCGGGACTGTCGTATCCCGTGTTGGAGTGCGAACAAGTGTTCGTCGTCTTGGCGGGACTGTCGGTGCGAACAAATGTTCGGCGAACGCCTGTTCGGTGGGGGCTATGGAAGTCGTTATGACACTCGTTACGAACAAATGTTCGGCATATTTTGCCCGTATTTTGCCCGTGTCGTAAGCGGGACTAGCAAGGTAGGGCAAGGCGAAGCGAGAGGGGCGAGAGGGGCAAGGCAAGGAGAGGGGGAGAGGCAGGGCGAGAGGGCAAGGCGAGAGAGGCAGGGCAAGGCAAGGCGAGGGCAAGAGGGCGGGGCTGGCAAGAGAGGGTAAGGCAAGGCGAGGGCAAGGCGAGGGCAAGGCGAGAGGGCAAGGCGAGAGAGGCAGGGCAAGGCAAGGCGAGGCGAGGCGAGGGCAAGGCAAGGCAAGGCAAGAGGACAGGGCGAGGCGGGACTGTCAAGGGTGAGGAAACCGCCAGCCCTACGGGTAATTCTAGGGATACCCCTAACCCCTACTTATCCACAGCCCTATCCCCAGCCTGTGTATAACTACCCCCTATTGACCCCTTGCCCCCCCCTTACTTATCCACAGCCCTACCCCCCCACTTATCCACAGCCCTATCCCTTTATCCACAGACTTATCCACAGCCTGACCCCCCTGACCTTGACTCCCTGACCCCGAAAAAAAAGTGCTACGGGTAGTCCTACGGGTAACCCTATGCCCTATCACCTTGACCCTTGACCGTTATCCCTCTTGACCCTTGACCGTTATCCCTCTTGACCCTTGACTCCCCTTGTGTCCACCTGTCTCCCCCTGAGTCTCCTAGTCTCCGCCTGACTTCACCTGAGTCCTCTAGTGAACCCCCGTGTCCCCTAGTGTCCTAGTGACTCCCCTTGACCTTGACCCTTGACCTAGTAAAACTTTATGAACCCCAACCCTTGACCGCAAGAGAGAAAAGCAACGCCCTTTCCACCACCGTCAAGCATTGCGTACCCCTACCCTAGTAAGCCGTCAAAACGAAAAAAGTCTCTCCCCTACCCTGACCTGTCCTCGTTACCCTACTACCCCCTAGCGTGCTGTCTCTTAGTGTGTCCTGTCGCCAAGTGACACGGGTAGTCCTACGGGTAACTCTAGGGAGTAAGGGAGTGTGTGTGTCGGAGTATGACAGTAGGTGAGAGCGTGACAGTAGTTCAGTACCTCGTGTCTCTCTCATACCTGTCCCCGTATACCAAATAGCACCACCTACTCGTGAGAGTAAGGCAGTGCTACTTAGTAAAGTGTAGGAGTCACCTACTGACCACCACGACCATAGTGACTCAACTACACTTCTCACATAGCGTAGCATAACGCCTACGCTCGTACCCGAACGGTTATCCGAATACTTGTGAGACATAGGGAGAGAACCCTTGACCGTAGTCTGAGTGTGGTCTTGTGCCTGTCCGTAGTTTGGTGAGTTTCTCAATAGCGTTGGTGACATCACTCGCAAGGATAATCCCGTGTCGCTTGACAAACTCTAGACACTCTAGGTTCAGCGACTTATGAAAAGACTCTCCCCTACCCTCGCTTGACACGCCTGACACGCCACCATCAGTAACCCAAATAATCGGCTCACGACGCTTGCGATTATCAACCGCCCAACGAACGGCAGGGAGATCAACCGCATTAGCAGCACCACTCTCAAACGGAATATCCTCAACCATACGACCGTTCTTAGCGAGAACCCAAGCATTAGTAGGTAGTTCGCCGTTATCGTCACGGGTGAAACTAAGCACCGTATAGACAACAACAGTAGCACTAGGGCTATTGACTAGTATCTCTCGCACTTCGTCTTTGGTGATCTGAGTAGAACCCGAGCAGTCAATAAGTACGATACCGCCCTTGCCACGAATAGTGTGGTCAAACACTCGCCGTTGGGGGTCAGTCAAGTAGCGGTGAAGTCGGCGTGGACTTCTGCCCGTATTACTCGCAACACGCTTTCTACCCATAGAACCGTTCAGAACTACGGGCATAGGGCAAGTCTCTATGACAAGATCACACCAAGCAGGGATAGGAGTGTCAGCGATTTCCATACGCTTATACTCGTCAAGCACTTTCTTTTTATCGTCACGGGTAGTGTCACGGGTGTTGTCGGAGTCTTTACCCTTGTTGGTGTCTTTGCTTTCACCACCATCACCGTCACCGTCGCTATCACCGTCGTCGTCACCGTCGTTACTTTTGTCGTCGGGATTATTACCGCATAGGCGATCAACCCAGTTCGCTAGCATTTCGGTATAGATAAAACCGTAAGGAGTGAAGTCGTTATCGTCGTCAGTCGTACTAGCGAGACTTCGCTTACCACTTCGTCTATCGTGCTTTTTTAGTTCACGGGTGGCTCGCTTACCAATATCGGCAAGAACATCAGCCCACACTTTGTTATGTCGGCGTACGCCCGTAATGAACTGCCTATGGGCATTACTACCGACAGTTGCGATAGCAGTACGCACTGCTCCTTCCCAGTCCTCGTTAGCGACATAACGCTCGCCCGCTTCTTTCTCAGAACCGTCAGCGAGGGCTTTCATATCAAACCCTGCTTTCGTAGCGAGATAGTTCACTCGTGCTTCCTCGCAGGCGATCAGTGACTCGTAGGTAGCGTGTCCACGCTTTACCCACGGTGCGTAGTCTTGTGGTGACACTTTGATATGAACCATCTCGTGCGCTCGTATCGCCTGTGATAGTGGGTCACTGCCCTGTGGGGCGACAAGACGCTTCTGACTAATGACAGTATGGGGTAAGCCACGAGTAGGAGCGCAGTCCGATACTGACCACTCGCCTACGGAGATATCGTGCCTAGTGATTATTTCAGGCAGGGGGCGGTGAAGTGTCTTACTCATTTCAGAGCGTCTACTTTGATCGCTTCTAGAATAGAAGTTGCTCGCTCACCGAATACGATCTCGGCACTTTCTTCTATGGAGAGAGTGGAGCGCAGTTTGTCAAACGCATAGAACGCTCGCAAACTAATCCGTTGCTTACCAGCGTCAGACATACGCACTGCCATACCACGCAAGTCGTCAGACAGTTTCAGAAGTGCCTGTGGGTGTGGCTCACTGATACGAATACGAACGGGGAAACGGTCAGCAAGTGCTACGGGTAGTTCTGCCATATTCTCAATGTTTGTTGTCATTACGGCAGAGAAACCGCTACGGGGAGTGTAGATACGACCCGTCTCAGGGTGTTCCCAACTAGCAGACTCAGGAGAGTCAAGGAAGTTCAGTAGGGTAGCGAATACATCTCCGCCAGCCTTGTCAATCTCGTCTACGACAAGACGACCGCCCTTAGTGTTGTCGCCGTTCCACGCCTTCAGCGCAGAACCGCTAACCCAAGAGAAACCGCCCTTAGTGTCAGGCATAAAAGAACCCGATACATCAGCGTTGGTCATATCTTCGGTACACGCAAGACGGAAAGAACCGCCTGCCGTATCACCGAAAGATAAACCAGCGAAAGTCTTACCCGTACCAGCGGGTCCGAATAAGATAATGCGGTCAATACCAGCGTGTAGGGCGTTGTGGAACTTCTGCCAGCAGGCAGGGAGTGTGGTGGTGGTCATTTTGTTTCTTTCTGTGTAGTGGTGGTTTTGCTTACGGGTATAACTCTACCAGTGATTAGATCGCCTGTCAAGTGTTTCCGAAAGATTTATTTAGATTTCTTAGCCTGCTCACGATCAGCGTGACAATCACGGCACTCGTATAGGCCTTTCTTGATCTTATAAAAAGACGGGTGTCCGTCAATGAACTTCAGCGTTGTCTGATATCCAAACCCTGACGCTTCTACGATCTGATCTGTCGTGAACTGTTCTCTGTCGTGATCTCTCGCCCACTGCTCAAATGCTTTGTATTGGTCAGCACGAGCGACCTTACGGGTGTTATCCAGTGTCACCGAGGGCATAATACGGGTAATAATGGATAGCGGAACCATATAGCGACCGAGTAACTCCACGCTAACCGTACCCTCGTACTTAGCAACGACTGCCCACGCACGAGTGATCTCTGACGCTTCACGCCACGACTCACTAGGGATAAAACTGTAACCGCCGTGTTCCTCAGCGAGGCTACGGAGAGTGTTCTTGTATTCTGTATCGGCTTCTTGTGGTGTCATACTGTCAAGCATACAAGGTAACTTTCTTTCTGTCAAGTCTTATTTTATAATAACCCTAGTATTTGATACACTGTTCTGTACCCCTATCAGGAGAAACCCAATGCGCAAACTATCAAAAGAAGAACTTATTGCTCATCGCGAGGCTCTCGCCACTCGTGTCACAGTCAGCCCCGTTGCCGAGGTTGTTGCTGAAGTCGTCGTAGAAGAAGTCGCCCCTGTCGCAGAAGTCGTCACGGAAGAAGTCGCTACGGAAGAAGTTGCCGCCGAGGATAAGCCCAAGCGCAAGTCCAAGAAGAACGACACCGAAGTCGCCACCGAAGAACACACTCACGACGAAAACTGCGAACACTCAGAAGAAGTCTGAAAACTACACGGGTGACCTACGGGTCATACGCTCAACTTCGGCAGTAATCCCTTGTCACGCAGTTGGTTATCTACTTCAGTTTCTAACCAGCCGAGAATGTCACTGTCAAGTTCGCTCATCTCGTCCCAAGCGTCGTAGTTCCCGTCACTTGTACCAGACTCTATTTCCTCATCTATCCTCGCATAAGCCTCACGGAACTGCTCAGGCACTTTGTTAGCAGACAGTTCGCAACCAGCCTCAGCAACCATCTCGCCATTACTGAACGCCCCAACACAAGAGAACGAGCGACCTTCCTCGTCAGAAGAAACTACGAACAAGAGTGTCGGGAACTGCTTGCTCACTTCACGGATAAGTCCGTCAGCAGGTGACCACGCAGTCTCGTAGTACGCATAGATACCGCCACTCCCGTCAGAGTGGTCAATGATTTCCCACTCCTCAATACGAGGCGACCACTTCGTACCCCAGTTCTCAATAGCCCAGTCATACCAAGTGGTGTAACCGTACTTCTCCTTGTTCGCTTCGTACTTCTTGAGAAGTTCTTGATATTCAGGGTCGTCAGTCTCGGTACTAAAGAACATAGCCGTTATTCGGAGTTCATCAGGAATAGGAAATAAGACAGATAGGTCGTAGTTCACCTGCTCAACACCCATTGTTGTCTCAGCGAGCGACGGGTCGTACTGACGGGTAATCGCTTCAGTGAGTTTGACTAGCGACTCACGGTCTCCCGTAACATTCATTCTGTTGTAGCACCAGTTCGGCATAGTAATCCCCTTCGGTAGTGGTGGTTATAGAGATAAGTATATCGGTAAATCAAACCAATGTCAAGTGTTTTGTGGAAGTTCTCCGCAATAAATAGGAGTACGGAGAACCCCACAAACCTTTATGCCTCTTGCTTCGCTTTTGCTTTCTCAGTAAGAGACAAAATCATTTCTCGTATCGTAGAGAGTTCAGGTTCGGCAGTTGGCTTCGGCATATCGGAGAGTTCTACATTCTTGTAGTCAATCCAACGCTGACCGTTACCTTCCTTCGGTACTACGCACAAATCAAATCTCCCGTAACACACACGGGTATCAGTGACAGTGACGGACACCTTCATTCCATTCACATCTACTAGCCCCGACATACCCTTATAAGCGTCGGTGTCAATAGAGCCGTTCTCTTTCTTTATTGGATCGTTCATAATCCCTTTCTTGTTGTAGTGATATTCAGGCTATGGGTGTCCCTACGCTTGTAGCGACGCATCAAACCATTCTTGATAGGTGCGCCCGTTCGTACGGACGAGTTCTCCATCAGTATAAAAGTCAAAGATGACTCCCTCTTCAGTGAAAACAACAATACATACACTCTGTTGTGGGTCGTGCTTGACTGTAGATAACTGAACTATGACTTCCTTGCGAGAGTCTGTCGCACAGTCAAAGTCCATACGGGTAATGCCAGTGAAGTCGTGGAAGTCACTCATCGTCACTTTCCTCGCTTTCTTCTATGCGAGTCCATTCGTCGTCTTTCATTTCATAAAAAACGAGCGTGTCGTCGCCCGTCAAAGAAACAACGCCGTCCACGCAGAGTCCACCGATAGTCATACCATTCTCGGTATCGTCCCAAACGGGGTTTACATCAACACGAATAGGGAAGTCGGTAAACGCATTGACCATATCTTCATAGGTACTATCGTCAGGCACTTGGACTTCAGCCGTAACGATTAGTTCATATGTCTGTGTAACTGTAATCGCTCTCAATGAACTTCACTCCTATCGCAAATAAGCACTCAGCACTCTGAATGAACCACTCGTGGTCGTTGTCGGTAAGTTGTTCTCTGCCAGACCAAACTTTGGCACACGGGTAGTCCGTGATGGGGTGGCACGAAATGATGACCCAGCCTCGTTCGTTAGACCATCTCTCAATGTTGGCGTACGACTGATGGTCGTAGGCGTTACGACGAATGTTCGCTCGCAACCGATGGGTTTCTCTATTGCTGTAGTCACGGATTTGTTGCCAATACCAAGAGTTATCGGCGTTCCGTATAGAGAGGTCAATCTCTCGTTTCGTAATGGTGGTCATACTGTCTCCTCAATGTTCTCGCCGTATTCGGCTTTACCGTGTTTCGTTTCGTTGTAGCACTCGGTGTGATAGTTGCCGTAGTGGTACTTGCCACTCTCGTCCTGAAACTCCACACGGGTTTCGCAGTCAAGATAGATAGCCGTATCGCATTCGTCGCACTCAAACCCAGCGCACTCAGCACACGCATACCCGTCCTTGTATTCGCCTGTTTCCTCATCCGTAGTGTCAGCAGGAATACGGTTCACGAACTTGCCGATGAGTGTTCCGTCCTCACGGACAGAGCCAAACGCAGTGAAGTCACCGCAGTAAATACAAGGGTCAAAGATGTTGGTGGTCATACTTGTCATTATAGTCCTAAGACTCGTCGCTGTCAAGTTTTTTATTTTCCTTAGACCATCTGTAACCTTGTCGCATACCGTCCATTACCGTCGTGTTGTATTCGTTCCACATTGTGTCGTCATTGAGAATGTAGTCAGCAACACCGCTTAGTTCGTCGTCAGTGGCTACTTCGGCAGTCCAAGTGAGATAGGCAATATCGTCGTCGTCGGTAGCAAAACCTTGAGAGATCGCTTCCTCTGCTTCGCTACGGAGAGATGATGGAGAGAACGCCACCGTGTTACGGAACGATAAGTCCGTCAGGTTGAGTGGCTTACCGAGTCGTTCAGCGATCTCAACGACATCAGAGTCGTCACCGTCGTTTACGAGAGCAGTGTCGTGATCGTCCAGTTTCTCTACATCAACGATAACGCATTCGTCAGCGTCAATGATAGTTCCTGTACCAATATGAATAACGAGTTTCGTCATTTCGCTTTCTCCTCTGCCATCATTGCTAAGAAGTCCAAGTCGGGGTCAAGTTCTCTGTCCTGAGCCTCAAACTCGTATTCGTGCGTCTTGATTGCGCCGTCAATAACAATGTGACGGGCTTGGTGTATTGCGTCGTCCTCGTTCTCTGCTTCCACATTCACGGACGCAAAAATGCCTACACGGTAATACTTCATTCGGTTTCTCCTAAGTCGTCGTTGTTTACGATTTCTATATCTAAGAACTCGCAACAGTTAGCGAGTCCGTCACCATCAAGGGCGTGAAGTTCCTGCGAGCCGAGTTTTAGTGCCTCGTCCTCGCTCTCAGCCTCTATCTCAAGGTGAACGATGTACTCAATGTGGTAGGTGGTCATAGCGGTCAGTTTATCCCCTTATGTTTATAATCACAACCTTACGGGTGAGATTTCTTTAGCAGTAATGAATGTTGGTGATACTCGCTAGCGTGAGTTCCATTTCTGCCCACGCATTGCCAAGATTGCTATTGGAGAGTACGAGTATTCCGTTCTCAACGGCAAGCACCTCGCCTTCATAGATGTAGCCATCAAGTGTCGTAACCAAGACGGTACTGAATGACTTGGCTAATGCCTTTAGAAGTGACGAGTCACACCAAGACGAGGCTTCGTCGTGATGAGTAATAGTGAATGGTGCTTTCTCTAGGCTGTCCCTGTGAGCCAACTCCACTATCGTGGGTTCTGAAATCTCGTTCACGCCAGTTCCTTGCGGATACGGCGAGCAAGTTCGTCTGCCTGTGAGCCACGCCCGTTGTAGTCGTTGTGCGAGTTGATACCGAGCGCACCGCAGAGCCAATACAAGAACTCTAAGTTGTACACGCCCTTTAGTTTCGTCATCGGCTTGCCATTGTCGTCAAAGATGGTGGACTTGTGATCCGATGTATCCGACTTATAGGTTTGGATGAGTTTCGCTTTACGCAGTTCGTCCTCAGAGAAGTGGGGAGCGTAGTACGAGGGATCAAAGATGGTGTGTCCATCACCGATGATCTTCCCGTCGGCAATAGCGTCTTTGGTTTTTTGAGTGATGGTGGTAGTCATAGCGGTAAGTCTATCTCCTTATGCTTGTCGTGTCAAGTGTTTTATTTGGATTTGTTGAGAAAGTTCTCAAAGTCAAGAGCGCATTGCCCGTGGGCGTACCCGTGGGCGTAGCGAGTCGGACGAGTGCCGTCACCTTTGCCACTCATCGGTTCGCCACACTCATTACAAGAATGGTCTAAGTACCATTCGGCAGGTTCACTAATGAAACCAATACCAACAAACGAACTGTAGTCAGTGCGACCATCTATGGTTAGGCTGTAGGCAGTTACACGGGTGGGTTGGTCATACGAAGTATTACCCAGTTCTTGTGAGTCCCAAATGTTTATATCCCACTTGTCGTTGTACGCACCCCACCAGTCATTGCCGTATTCGGTTTGAGACATAGCGTCAAGTTGCTGTTGCGCCCAAGAGAGCATTTCTTGCCTGAGTTCGATGGAGATATCTATGGTGGTCATACGCTCAGTATATCTGCTTATGAGTGTAGTGTCAATCTATTTCTCAAAATATTTATAAATAAATCTGAAGAAAAGACTTGACATAGTAGCGATAAGACGATAGAGTGTTATCAACCACGACGAAAGGGAACTCCAATGGGAATGGATGTATACGGCAAGAACCAAGAAAGCGAAAAGGGTTCGTATTTCAGGAACAATGTTTGGTGGTGGCGACCACTATGGAACTACTGCGAGGAACTTCACGGCGACATTACTCATACTGTTGAGAGTGGATACTCCAATGATGGCGACGGTCTTGACGCAGAGAACGCACTCGCACTCGGTCAGCGACTTCTCAACGACATCGCTACGGGTGTAACTGCCAAGTACGAAACCGAATACCGTGAACACCTCGCCTCGTTACCAACATCAGACTGCGATTACTGTCAAGGTACGGGTATCCGTTCGGATACTGTCGGCGTTGATAACGGTATGCCCGATAAAGAACTAGAAGAAGCAGACGCAATCATTCTAGGACGCACTCACGGTTGGTGTAACTCCTGTCGTGGACACGGCAAGGTACAACACTTCGCAACGAACTATCCGTTCTCTATTGAGAATGTGCGTGAGTTCGCAGAGTTTCTTATTGAGTGCGACGGATTTGAGATTTGCTAATGACCTACAACCACGCATTTACTATCGCATTCTCTGTCAGTGGCTCGCAATACGAGGACTGGATGGAATGTGTTACCAACGAGAAGGAACTAGTGATGGCGGGGCTAGAAGCCCGCATTGCTCAACTCAAGTCGCCTTCTTCTGAATACCCCGAAGCCCTTGACGGGTTTGACACCTACGAAGAATAAATCTTTTGTAAAACACTTGACAATATCATTTATTGGGGGTATAATACTAACTATGACCACACCACTAGATAGAGCCGAAAAAGTAATGGAACACTTCCGCCTACTCTCCTACGAGATGGACGGATACGGAACACCCGTAGCAAGCCCTCGCAATAACGAGGAACTTCTTATTGACATTATCTGCGACCTATACCACTGGGCGTGGGAAGTGGACGAGGACTTTCAGGAATGTATAAACACTGCTATCAACAACGGCAGAACGGCGAAGAAGATTGACGCTTTTAGCAAGGGCGACATACTGTGAATAAGCCAAGTTTTATTGTGGCGCAGGTTGTTATTACTACAAACGAACGATAGGATACTCATTATGACCACCAACAACAAATACAAAGTAATGAAGCGTTCACGGGGAAGTGCGTGGAACAACGATATGAGAATGAAAGTTCAGATGTTTCAGTACGACAACTCCTGTCTCCCTGAGATGTTTCGTGGACACTCGCCATTTATGGTGAACACACTTCTCAACTTAGGTTGGTTTCCGAATGACGCTCTCGCTCTACTGAAGTACGCAGACTCTACGGGTGACCACCCTGATTGGTCTGAAGCCGATTGGGACGAACTCCTCTTTCACTTTCAGCAGATTGAGCCTCTCGCTATTGACTTGGGGGACAAATGACTATCGGCTACAAGGTTTGCGCCGAGCAGACTTACCCATCGGGTATCAAGACCTTTGAGTGGAACTACTACACGGTCATTGACGAGTCACTTATGCCCTCTGCTTGGATAGGAATGTCCGACGACGATAGGGCAGAGTATCTCAACGAGGACGCTAACTGCCATTGGGTCAAGGGCTGGGTTGAGTGCGACGACGATGACGGGCTTGACAAGATTGCGGATAACGAGGCTGGCTTACAAGATTACAAAGTCATCTCATTGGAGAAGTGGTAACCGATGAATGAAACCGATATGTACGAGTTACAGAGACTCCACGACGAACACGAAGCAAATCTAGAAATAGAAGCCGACCTTCACGGAACAAATAGTCAGATGTATAAGGACACCTATGTGTTATTACAACTAACTAAAAAAGAACTAGAGAACGCAGTACGCCGTGTCGTCCTCTACTACGACACAGATATGAAGGACGCAGACGGACTTGGTTGGTGTGTAGAACTCCAACCCTCCTCTACACTCCATCGGTTTGCGACCTTTAGTGACGCAACGATGTTCATTACTGACAACTCTTGGCATTTCTTACCAAGCATTCACGAAGTGAAGCAATGACTATCAAGGTCTTTGAGTCCAATCCTTCCTACGACCAATGGTGTGAAGCCAATGGTCTTGACCCCGACGATGACGAAACCTACAACGCCTACTGCGAATGGAGAAGCAATAACCGATGAGCGACCTACCTGAACGAATAAATGTTATGAAAGTCGTTTCTTATGATGTTGCTGGCATTGTTCAGCAACTCAGCGATGAGCGAGACTTCGCAATCCTCTACGACAAAGATGGTTCTCATCGCCCATCGGCGGACGAAACATTTACGATTGAGCAAATCATTGACCGTGTTGAGTCATATGTAGAAGACGACTTCGCTGGTATGCGATTGAGTGAACTTGTATTCCAAGACGAGGACGGGAACGACCTATGAATGTTCAGACATTAGAAACCCTTGCCGAAAGAGTGTACGCAAGAGGCGTAAAACTCGGAGAGCAGGACGCTCTCGGTGGGGTGGATAGGAGCGAGGAAAACCCCCGTAAAGACATCTCGGACATCATCTTGCTTTACATGGTGTTCGTAGAGGACATGACAAACTACAACGAGGAAGCATCACAGATTGAGATAGATTATCTTATCTCGGAGTTTCTACTTGGACACGCCCGTGCGTTCTATGGGATTGGCAAGAACATCTAATGTTGAAACACCCCTATCCCCACTTACAAGCACTCATCGGCAAGCGAGTCCAACTCCAATACACGAACGACCCGTACACGGGGCTACGCCAAGGCAACCAAGGGGTCATTGACTTCGTGGATGACACGGGTACTGTCTCTGTGAAATGGGACGATGGCTCGTCTTTAGGACTGAACTCTGAGTTTGGCGACAGATGGACGGTCATTGACTGATCCTTTCCACCACCGTCATACATTGCGCATATACAAATATTTACTCTCAGTAAGAAATAAAACTACACATACCGATAGTGTTAGCCTATCCACTCCATACGCCACAAACGATAGCCCAAAATATTTCTAAGAAATCTTCGCAAAACTATTGACAAACACAATAAACAAGGATAAGATGTACACCATGACAACACTAACCACCACAGAGTCCATGTCCCAACGAGCCTCACGCATTTACCTGATGGCTCTCAACGCTCAGAAGAACGCCGACAAAATGGTTGAGCAAGCGAAAGACGAACTTCAGCGGGCATTCGCCTCAGAAGACACAAACAACGCAACCGTAGATGGACAGAAAGTCTCAGCGATTGACGCTATCCGTCGTAACTTCCACACCGACATCCTAGAGGGACTCGTCACTGCGGATATCTTCCGTGAAGTCACCAAGATTGCCGTTGAGCCAAAAGCATTTGACAAGGCTCTCAAGAACGGTCTGATTGACTCAGGCATTGAGGAACAAGTAATGACCCCAACGCCTTACACCCGTATCGTCGTTGCTGAAGTCAAAGAGGAAGTGGAAGTGTGAGCATTACGCTTGACCAATACACTTGCCCTCGTTGCTTGGGCGGTATCCCCAACGACTTATGTCGTGGGCAATACATCGGCGCACTCTCACGCACCGATAACCAAACAGAAATCTGCTCAGACTGTGGAACATCAGAGGGTCTAGAGGACTGGTATGGACACGGCTGTATGTCGCAAGCCGCTTGGGCGGTGAACAAGTAATGGAACTCACAAAGTTCGTTACACCATCCGACTTTTGGCTCAACGGTGTTGAGGTAGAAATCTTTTGGGACGACGCACCCGAAGCAACAGAGAGCGTCCAAATCATTGTTGATAGCAACGCCTCACGGGTAACCGATATCTTGGCAGACCCCGAACACCCCGAACACGATGTGTGGTCTGAGTGGGATGACCAAATCTTCTACTACTGCGAGTCCGAACAAGAATGGAAAGACCTTCTTGTCACAGGACATCACGATGGTTGGAAAGTAATCAGTGACGAGTGACACAATAACAAATGTTGTTATCACTTGACATTTCAGTAATAACTTGGTAGACTAACCAACAAGAACTGCCCACAAGGGTAGCAATAAGCAAACAAACAAAAGGGAAAACAAACTATGTCAGAAATCAAAGCATTTACTAGCCTGCCCGAAAGTCGTGGCGGAGCGTCAGGAAGAGGTCGTAAGGGCAATCCTAATCGCTACGCATACCGCTTAGGTACGGTACAGAAACTCATTTTGGGAGTCATACAGAAGCCTAACCTGTGGTGTCTCGTCCGTGAGAGTGCCTCTAATCGCTCAAGCCTTGCCCCAACACTCGGCAAGTATTCACAGTTCCGTTTTGCCACTCGCAAGCGTGACGACGACGGTTTGTACGATATCTATGTCCGTTATACCCCCAACGAGTTCGGTCAGCCTGACGAAAAGTTGGCTGCGGATATTCAGGAATGGAAAGACCGTCTTGCTCGTTCAGCAGGAATGTCCTGACCTTATCGCTCTCGGTGAACGACTGCGCAACATCGCCATAACGGTGGGTTGTTCTTGTACGCCAACTGAAGAGTACGCCGAATACAGCAGACTTATGGCTGTCCTTATGACTACGGCACGGGACTCCAAAGAACGCTTCGCTATGTGGTTATCTCACCCGTATGACGGGGAGATGACTGAAACAGTATGCGAGGTATGTAAGGCTGTAAATGAATGGGACGATGCTAAAACCAAACCCAACAACGGTATAGAAAAGCACTTGACAAAACCTAAAAAAAAGGATAAGGTATCAGTATGAAACGACTCATTCCAATTATTATCGGCACACTCGTACTCGTAGGTTGCGGAAGCAAGACCGTGTATGTCACTAGTACCGAAGCACCTGACACAACAGTCAAGGTGACCAAGACAACTGACGCACCAATTGCGACCTCAGGACCTGAACCCATCTACTCAGACGAAGAAGAGTTCATCTACGACATCTACAGCGAAACTTCTGGCCCTATCTACTTAGAAGACCAAGACATGATTAACACAGGTTATGTGGTGTGTGATGGTTTGCGTAGTGGTATGAGTGGATACGACGCACTTGACGCAATTGTCTCATCGTCTGGCGGTATCGCCAGTGTAGAAGAATTACTTACTAATGTTGTGGCATCGGCTGTCGTGAACTTCTGCCCTGAGCAGGCATACAAGTTTGATAACTAATGAAACGCACGATACTTCCAATTGCTCTTCTCGGATGTGTTTACTCGCTCCTGCTTGTTCAGGTGAGTTGTTCATCAAAGATGGATGATGTTGCTGGCACTACGCTTCAACCGCTTCCTACGACTGGTGTTCCTATTTTTGACACTATTCCGATTACGGATAGACCATTCACTCAGGAACAAACAGCGTTCGTGGACGATGTGTACTTCCTCTACGGGGCTGTTCCGCCGATGTCTGATAACGAAGTTGTTGAGTTGGGCGAGTTGTGGTGTCAGTTGATGACTGATGGCATGACTACCGATGATGTGATCAGCCGTATCAACGAAGGCTCAACGGATAATGATGACGCAAAACTTCATTACTCTATTGTCCAATCAGGCGGAGAGAACTTGTGTCCTGATCAGTTCGCTAAGGCTGAGTCAATCGCCCTACGACCCTTAGTGCCGTAGTGCTTTCTGCCACCGTCACTCCTTGCGCATATATAAGTTTTTCTCCTTCGTCGGGAATGGGGAACACTTGTTCGTTCGGGGTGGCGGTTGTGGATAACCTTAGTGCTTGTGGATAAACCTGTGGATAAATATTCTTAGGAAATATCCGTAAAACTATTGACAACCTACCGTAATGGCGGTATACTTACATCCATGACAACCACACTAACCACCACACAAGTTGAGGACATTCAGAGCCTCGTATCCGACATTGACGATGCCGAACTTCGCTCATACAGCGGGCGCAATATGTACGGCAAGGAATGTCTCGGTATTGACATGGAGAGCATTACTGACGCTTTCCGTTTCGCTCTCAGCGTTCAGGACTCGGACTTGGCTTTCATACTTAGCCAGCCACGCTTTGACGACATGGGCAGGGGCATTATCGTTTACTTCCCGAATGTGGAAGCACCCGAAGGCATTGACAACGACGAGGATGATGACGAGGACTAATCCCCTCGCTCTCCCAAATAAATCTAAACAAACACTTGACACCAACAAAGATAAGGGGTAGAATAAACACATGGGACTCGACCAATACTTATACGCAAAGAAGTTCGCTCACAGCGGTGACTGGGGTAGTGACGAGAGCAAGCAACTGTTTGCCACGCTTGTCGCTCTCAGTAAGGTTGGGGAGTTTATGGAAACAGACTTCCCGACGGCTTTCATAGAAGTGAAAGTCGCTCAATGGCGCAAGCAGAACGCTATCCATAACTGGTTCGTTCAGGAGTGTCAGGGTGGCGAGGACGAATGTCAGACGGTCTTTGTCGGGCGAGAGAAGTTAGAGGAACTGCGAGACACCTGTCGTAAGGTTCTTGCCGATACCACGCTCGCTGACGAACTGTTGCCGACTTCTAACGGTTTCTTCTTCGGCTCAACGGACTATAGCGAATGGTACATAGAGGGCTTGACCTATACCGCCGACACGATTGACAAGTTGCTCACCATGCCCAACGATTGGGACTTTGAGTATTCGTCATCTTGGTAGTTTCGTAAATACTTTCGTAAAACACTTGACAACTAACAGAAAGATTGGTATACTGTAGTCATGACCACCACCACCATCACCGAATACGACCACACCACCGCCGATATCGCAGTAGGCACACGCCTCTACAACGAGGCAACTGTCATTGCGTTCCGCAAGACACAAGACTTCCGACCTGCTCACCCGTCACAATGGGGTGGCGCAAGTTTCTCCACTTGGCAAGTAGTGGCAGTCCGTGAGGGACAGAACTTTCACGCCTACGCCTCTTGGACAGTTATCGCCAACGACAGAGGTTGGTACATCTGTCACGGACACTACTTCCACGATGTATTGGAAGCACTAGCCCACATCGGAGTTGAGCGATGAAAGTCTCATCACTCCTAAAAATCCTAGAGGGCAAAAGCCCTGACGAAAACATCTGCGCTCTCATATGGCTCAAAGAGGATATGGAGTACCCAACGATTGACGAACACACCCTCACCGATGAAGCGTGGGCAGAAATCTGTAAGGAGTTTGACGAATGGGACAACGCAGGAAACGATGTATCCGAATGGATTGCCGACGCAGTTGTAGAAAAGTCGGAATACAACGAACAACTAATCAACGAACAAATAGAAGCAGTAGGGGAAACGGAATAATGAACATCACCGCAATGGCAAAAACTATTGACGACTTGGTTCACAATCACACGGACGACCCGTTTGAGATAGACGCTCTGCTTTACGCCTGCGACAACGACGGGGCTTATCTGCTGGGAACAAACCCTAACCCCTACGAGTTATTAGTGGAAACCAAACGACCCTCGTACATCAACGCTGTTGCGTTGGTAATGGTTGGATACGCTTCGCCCCACAACCCCGAAAATCCTGAAACAATCCGTCCGAGTCAGCACCCTGAGCGTTATCGCATTCGCATCGTGACTATGAAAACTATTCACGGGTTCTCAAACATTATGCGCCGTGAGGACGAGCCTGATGAGGCTCTGGACTTGGGTGGCGATGGACAGGGTGCGATTTGTGACGCCCTAAACGAGTGGTGGGAACAATGAGCAAGACCTTCACTCTCGTTGTAAAAAAGTCAGAAAATCTCAAATAAAAACTTGACAAACAACAATAACGGAGATATACTGTACTCATGACAACCACCACAGCAATCATCATCACCAACAACGGCATCTCCACAAAGACATTTGAGGTAGGAATAACCCATTCCGAAATTCACGAAATGATCGGGAACTGGTTTGACTGCGTATACGGCGAGAACATCATCGGCTATGTATCCGACACAGGACTCATTGACGGCGAACACATCAACTTCATCGCCACCGCTTTATTTGGTCGCATTCTCTGCGGAACTTGCGTCGTGTTTGGCGCACTCAACTCAGACGGAGAGTCGGACGGAGAGGACTACGATGTCCCCGCTGACGAACTCCGAATGATTATTCATCATGCCGAAACTTACAAGATTTGGCTGGGGGCAATGAAAGACAAAGCGTCTGTTGCCGTAGCGAAAGAACGAATGAATGACGGAATGGTCTAACTATCAGTGGCGCAAGTGGCGACCCGATAGAGAACCTACCGACAACGAACTTCTTGCCATGACTGGTAGGGAGTTTTTGTCGTATGCTGATGCGATTGAAGACTACGCTCGTAGTAGACGAAAGGAACACGCATGGCACTGTCGCCTATTTACACCTGCCGAGACTGTGGAGAAGGGTTAGACCCTTCGCAGTCAAATATCTATCGCCTTGTACGGGGCTGGGTGAAGGGGGCAACACGCACTGTCGCCATTGAGAACGAGGAATATGTTTATCTTCACGCATGGTGTTTTGATACGCGACACCTCAGAGGCAACAGGCAAGATTCTTTATTCTAAACACTTGACAAACAACAGAAAACAGAGTAGAATATACGCATGGAAAAGGAAGACTACATAGTAATCCTCAAAAAACGATTACGAGAAAAAGCCAAACAGTTCAGCAAAATCACTGGATCACAATTTGCGCGACCGCAAACAGTTATAGACCTGTGGCAATTCTTGTCAGATATCAAAACCGTATGCGCACTCACGCACGGAAACTACCCGATGATGATAGACACCTATGCGGGGCTGGCCGGCGTGGACAAAGACGACCTAATGGCATACGCATCATACGGGGAATGGATCGCACTAGACCGATCAACACGCAGTATGGAATCAGATGATTACGATGACTTCTGGGGCAACCCCGAAAACCAACCAAATATTCTTATTGCGCCCGTCAAAGACGACAATGTTTATAACGAAATTGAACTGCTCAACGAAATGTGGGAACTATGAACGAAGATTTCAAAAAATCAATCGCCAAAAATATCTCCGAGGAAGAAATAGCCGACCTCAAAGAATGGATAGTTACCGTACATAATTGGGAACACCCGTCAAGCGAAGACTTGGTAAAGATTTCTCGGCTTCAGCAAATGATTCTAATAAAGGGTTTTGTTGATGATCAGCCAGCACGGTTTGAACTTCTTGATGTAGCAGAGATGGCGGGGCTATCGCTCCACGAGTTTGCTATGTACTGCGAGATTGGCAACTGGATTGCTATGGATCGTCGCTTTAGCGGAATGGACAAAGAAGAAGTTGATGAGTTCTACGAGGGAATGGAAAAACTCTTGGACGAGATCAATGAAGATGTGGCAATAGAGGAAATATTCACCTCTTCTATGAACATTGCCGTTGAGCGTATTGATGAGATCAATGAACTAAACAATTTATTCTACGAGAAATAATATTATAAAAGGTTGACAAATAGCCTTTCTCACGATATACTGACACATATGACCAACCACTACATCCTTCTTGCCCATCTCCCCAAAGACACTGACCTGCCTGAGTTCAAACTTGGTGAAGTTAGTGCCTGCGAATGGCATATCTACGACGAAAAAGAATTGCCACGGGCAAAAGCCAAAATGGCTTACTACCAAACAATTTTCAAGAATGTCCAACTCCGCTCATGCTCTAACATCATCACTAGTTATCAATTGGTCTCCACGAACTAGTCTCCGTGTAAAATAGGGAATGGACGAAAACAAAAAACCCGAAACCCCAGCGACAGAGACAACCATCAAAAAGAAAGAAAATCAAGGCGTTTTCCTTCAAAGAATGATGGGTTCACGACCACCATGCGGTGGCTGTCGTAGATAATACTTGACAAAGAGGATAAATGGAGATAGACTATGACCATGACACTTCATTTTGACTCTGTGTTCCTATGTTTTACCCTCGTTATTGGAGTGGGTTCTATGTTTGCTATCAAGTATTGGAAGCGATAGGTGGACTACAATCCATTTCGCTACAAAGACGCATCAACCGAATACGACACAATGCCGAAAGGGGCAACAATGACCACCACTAGAGAAGAACTTACCGAACACTTCAAGGAGATAGACGAAGAAGCACTCCTTATGGACGGTTTTGACGAAGCCTGTATCGGTTACTCACAACGCATCAACGAACCAATCCTCGCTGTCTACTCATACGACAAAATGGTAGAAGTCCTTATGACCCGTGATGGCATGGACGACGAAGAAGCAATGGAGTTTATTGAGTTCAACTGTGTCGGCGCATGGATAGGTGAGCGAACCCCAATCATCGTCAGATCGCTTTTGATGTAAGCAATGTTTCCTTCTCCCCCCATTGAGTTGTATCCCGTTGTTGTAAGGGAGTCACGCTACGGGGGAGTGTACGAAGGTGGGGCTTGGTTCGCTTTCTCAGGCTTTGCTTTTCCAACTGACGCAATAGGCGATGATGCTGAGTGCTCTGCTTTTTGGTGGAGTGACCGAGCGATTCTTCTTGGTCGTGGCGACTCGCCAGACGGGGCTGTCAGAGATTTGATACTGCGTCACGAGATGTACGGAAATATTTTCATACAAAACGCTTGACATTTAGACTAAAACGGGGTAGAATATAGATATGAATAAACTCACTGACACGCCACTAGACGAAGTATCCGACATTGACGCAGAACTCAAAGCGTTGCGTGAAATACTTGCTCTTGTTCAGCAGGCTATCAAGATGACTTCAGGTCACCAAGTAATCCCAGCCTCTGATATGGGCGACATCCTTTTGGACATCCACGCACTAGTCGCTCCGCTTGTCAGATAGTTCTTGATGCTTTCTTAGCAACTGATTGCGCTTCACGAAGCGTGTCAAACTCCTGAAACAACCCGTGAGTTTTGATTTCTCCCGTACTTGGGTCAAATACTCGCACGGTGTAGCGACGCAGCCCCGAGGGTCCGCACTCAGAAGTAACGAAGTAATCGCCGAAAGTCTTTGCTGATACTTTTGAATCAAAGAAGTTCACTGTTGCGTCATCAAAGAAATGATGTCCGACTTCCGTGTTTTTTGTTTTCATCTCGCTAATGCTTGGCATAAGAGCAGAGTAACACGGGGCTATGCCGGCGTGGGGAGACTACTTGGACGAGCGCACCCATTTGGCAATACATTTATATGTTGAGTCCCCTTGAAGTTCCATGACATATGCGCCGTAATCTTTTGCGAACTGCCCACTGTTTTCTGTGACGAGGCGTTCTACAAGTTTGATGCGTTCTTGTGCTTCTTTTTTTGTTGGGTATGAGCGGTATGCGCGCCCTTGGTTTCCCCATGCGGAGATGACGATGAAGTCAAAGTGTTGTGGTGCGTGCTCCACGGTAGCCCCGTTGGAGAGCGTGAATGTTGCCATTGGTTTCGCACCTTTTTTGGCTGTTCCCTTTATTTCCATGGTCTAAAACTATCACAAATAAATTCTTTACAAACACTTGACAAACACTCATGACGATAGTATAATGGACAATATGGACGACACCGTAAAAATTGTTGAGGTTGCCGAAGCACGAGGATATATCCGAGGAGCAAACGACGCACTCGCACTCGCAGAGAAAAACGACTTCCCTCTCTCGGGAGAATGGGCAGGCGAAAGCATGACCGAACTCATCGGTGACCTCATTGCTAAAGCAGATAATGACGAACATGGTCACGAAATCTGTATGGCATACGAAGAGGGCTACTCGGCTGGGTACGACGACACAATCGTTGAGGAAGTCCTCAGAATGAAACACAAGGAATAGGAAACCAATGAAAAAAACATTCACAGACAAAATTGGGAAAAAGTGGGATGTCACACTCGCCACTAAGTTGATCAATGGTCGACAGGAAATCATATCCGTCAAAATTGAAACAACTGACTCAACGCCCGTCACACGAAGAGCACTGTCAGATATCTCACTTGAAGAAATCTTGCGTGATGAACTGGCAGTAAAGTTGCCAGCCCTCTCACGGATACTAGAAAAGCGTGAAAAAACTTCACGGCAAGGGCGAGCACACTCCGATGACGACCTACAGGAAGTCGCAGAAATCTATATTGCGGCTCATAAAGCACGAGTACCAGTACAGCGGGCAGTGGCAAATGCTCAAGGAATCACAATCTCTACAGCCGCAAAAAGAATTATGGCGGCTAGAGCAAAAAACTTACTACCGCACAAATAAATCTTTCTAAAAGGTTGACAAACGCTCAAGAGACCGCTATACTAATCAACATGACCACGACACTTGCAGAAAACGACAACATCAGCGTTCTCTTTGACAGCGCCAACGCCCCATCAATCATGTACATGGACGAACAAAACGGCGTACTCCGTGAACTCTCATCACTCTTGCTCTCCGTTAGAAGCGACACCATGACTTTCTCATACATGGAAAGCAACGAATCGGGCGAGAACCGCTCAATCATTACCGTATCAATCGCAAACGGCATGAACGCAATCGCACACATGGCACTCAAAAACATGGACGAAGCACGACAAACTCTGCTCAACACAGCAATCAGAATTTTCTAAAAAACTTTTCAAATAACCGCACACTTTCCTCACCACGGAGCGTTATATAAATATGAACCACGACCCAATCCAAACAGCAAAGAACATGAAGCAAATTGACGGGGAAGCAACACCCAGCGACTTCATGCTTAGTAACACCATATGGTCAGACCCAACTGATGACGACCTCATCAATCTTCAACTGTATAAAACAGAACTCTTTTGGGAGAACATGATTCACACACTCACCACCGATGAGCGAATCCCAGCCAAAGCATGGTTGGAAAATCGTCTTTGTGATGAGTTGGGCGTAAGCGAAGAAACTCTTTACGACTATCTTGATAGAGGGGTGCTTCTTATGAACGAAGATAGCGAATACCAAGACATTGAAGTATCCGAAGATGAAGTGAACGAGTTCATCGCAGACAACCCTGAGATCATCGGTGTCCTTGACAACGCACTATTCCACACAATAACTCGCAACGAAGAAATATCCGAACTAGAAAAGATGCTTGAGGCGTAGTACCTGACATGGAGTACCGACCATTCTTGGTGAGTGTTCACGAGAGGTACTCGTTGTACGGGGCTCATGTGCGCTTCGCAGACTGTTTCTTGGAACGACTTACAGAAGAACGACCTGAACTCGTGGAACGCCTACATAAAACAGGACGCAAGGTTCATAAAAAGAATGGGCGCATAGAAATCAACACAGAAGTGTGGAGTTTTATTAAAGATGTGTGGTGAACAATTTTCCTTTCCACCACCGTCGTCCCTTGCCGTTATATAAATAAATCTTTCTCCTCTTAAACCCCGGGACTGCGCCAGCGCGCCACTCTCGCTATCAAAAACGCTACAAAAACCTACAAGATATTTACAAAAAAGACTTGACAAACGCTTGACTTGTTGATATACTAAACAGCATGAACACAAACAAAGAAATCTACGGACTTGGCGAACTAGCAGACGGAATCCTTGACGGATATTTGACTCTCTGCTCACCAGCAGACGCAATCGGATTCGCAATCGGCGAGTTCCTAGAACGCCCTGAGGATAATCCCTTCACCTTCAACGACAAAGTTGTTACCGCCAACGAAATGTTGGAAGCAGTTGCGGAACTAATCGCTCACTACGAGGACGCTAACGGGTGGCGTGCCTACGACTACCACGACGATGCCGTCAAAATCAACAGGGTAGGCGAACTCATCGCTCGTTACCCTCGTTCACGATTCGCTCGTCGCAGAAAGAAGTAAGCAATGGGATTCATTACAGGCGCAATCGTTTATGGGCTTGGAAAGCGAAGCGGACGCAAAGAAGCCGAACGCAACCAGCCAAGACCCGCAGCGCGACAGGGGAGCCCCGAGTGTGTGGACTATCAGTACTGCCAAGCACGAGGCGAATGTAATATGGAATGTACATTTGATGATGAGTAGTGTGCCATCAGTCACAGATAAATCTTACTCAAACACTTGACAACCTAAGACCATTACGCTAAACTAATCACATGAACGACACCAACACCACAAAAAAAATCTGCCCTGCCTGTACGGGTCACGGCGGAGTATGGACAGGAAACGGCGACGCAACGCAATGCGATATGTGCGACGGACGGGGAAATCTGCTTCTCAATGTTTGCCCTGAGTGCGAGCGTTGGTTTCTTATGAGCGATGAGACCGACAGTAATGAGTGGCACTACGGACACGACTGTGAGGTCTAGTAATGGACGCACCTGAAATCCCCGAAGGCTTACAGTTCTATTTCCCCGTGATGGCGGAGATGCGGGACGGGCAACTGCGTTTCGTCGTACAGCCCGACATAGCCATTGACTCACAGCGAACCATTTGGAACGACAGCGAGATGGAGTGGAGTCGTGTCACAGGGGAACTAGAAAAAGCAGACCTCGCCATCTATGAAACTTTGAAAAATCTTGTAGAAAAGGTTGACAAACTAGAAAATGAGTGATAGGATAACAACTATCAAAACCACCACAAAGGAAAACGCATGAGCAACATTGAAATCATCATCGGCAACACCGTGTTCGCACTAGGTTGCGCTGGAGTAATCCTTCCACTATTCATCGTAAACAGAAAAGGAAAGAGATGACCACCACTATCAACATCACATGGCATCAACCCGACGAGCGTTCGCAAGGGCGTGAAGACTCTGCTTGGTACACATATTCACCCGACCATCACGACATCATTGCTACCGTCAGTAATGGCGAGCGCACAGTCCATATCTACGCCGATGGAGAACAGCGAGTCCATATCCCCTATGAAGTTGGCGATTGGAGTAAGGGACATCATGTTGTTCGTTCGTCCGATGAGTGGTCAGCACACAACATCAACAACGACAAGGACATCTTTGAGGCGAGTGAGAGCGGTCTCTTGGATTGGATAAACAACTCTTGGTTTGACTTATATGCCGACGAGCAAGGTTGGAGTGACTGCGTACAGCACACTCTCACCGACGCTATTGCGTCAGCAACGGAACTACTCGCCGACGATGGGGCGTGGGACGAGTGAACCCCGAACTCATAGAAGAAGCAAAGAAACTTGTTCTCTCAGGAGCAACCTACGGACAAGTGATAGAAACGCTCGGAACGAGAGATGACGAACTGAGGCGCGTACTCGGGACTACGGGGATACACCGAGACATGAGACGCGAGCGACATAACACAATCTACGCCATGACTAAAGATGGCAAGACGATAGAAGAAGTCGCTCAAGCAGTTGGACTGACAGCACAAACAGTCAAAGGCATTGTCATGAGACAACGAACATACAGAAACCACTCTGAACAGAAATAATCTTTCAAAAGACTTGACAAATAGGCAATCACCCGATATAATATAAACAACACCACAACAACAAAGGAAAACCATGACCACCGCAACAGAAAAAGAATATTTCAAAGGCGACATCACCGCTATTCGCATCTTTGACACAGAACTACATTTCTTCTTCAAGTCACCAACAGGCGACTCAACAGACACGGGCACGCTAATCATGCCGTGCCTCAACAAAACACAAGCAACCGAAATCGCCCTGCGTTACGGCGCAATGTTAGGACTCCCCACCAGCCACACCATCTGCTGGGAGGACGACATCGTACGACAAGCCAGCCATTGGGAAGGTTTGTAAACAGGAATTGGTATTCCGCTAGCGCACAGCGAGAGTGATAACCTGTGCGACATGAAGTACACCGTACATATCGGCATTGAAACCGACAAAGAGCCAACCGACCTTGAGTTGGGTGACTTACTTACTACCGTGTCCGAGTGCTTCCAGAACCCGAGGATCGAGAGCCCCGACGGATACTTCGTGGATGCCGACTACACCGTAGAGACATACGATATGGAACTGTACGACACCAAGGGACGACGAGTGTGGCGTTATATGTACGGCGAACTACTCACTGACTCAGACTCTCTCGTAGTAGAACACTCATTGCTTCTTCCTAGTCCAACTAAAGAGGAGACCGAGTTGTTCAACTCCGTGTTCCCCCTTGATGACGAAATAGCAACTCCGCCCGATAGTCCCCGGGGCTGGCAGGTTACTCTGCGCCGTTTCTTCGGTTTCTGAATTTTCCTTTCCACCACCGTCGTTCCTTGAAGAACACTTATAAATATTTATGGTGGATCAAAAATTTTCATTATGGGGAGAGAGCAGTTACGCCCTCCCCCCACCCTGCCACGATGGACAAGTATCAAAGTAGCCGTGCCATACCCTCTCAGCACTCTGTCCCTCAGTCAGCATTGAGGTCGGCGCGACGATGTCGCTCACTCACTGACTCGGTCGGGTCTTATGGGGGCTACCTTGATAAGCACCATTCTACAGTCTTACTACGCTAATAGCAACTATATTCTATGTGACTTTTATCACACGAACAAAGGTTGCTTTATTCTAATAATGCCGATAGGATACTTTTTATGGAAATCACCACAGACACCGTACAGGACAACATAGAACTATCGCCCGCAGTCGCTATCGCTCGTTTCCTCGCAGGAACGCTCGTAGAAGGTTGTTCGTGCGAGGAGTGTCTCTCACGCCGAGATACAATAACTACGCTGGTTATGGGGCGCAATAGCGTTGACCTCGTAGCACTTGCTAACGCAGTCGCCAACACATAAAAAGAAATCCAACAAATCACTTGACAAACCACCACTATTAGAGTAGGATACTTCTTATGGAAATCAACATCACATACCGCCCGTTCGCTGGAACGATTACAGCGTGGAACTCGCTTGACGACATTATGTCTGACCTAGACCGTGAGGACATAGAGCGTGCCTATCAAGACGGTAACGACGAGGGCTGGTTCGTCGCTATGGACACCTATAACGGTCACTTCCACGCCATCACAGTCCTTGACTGTCACGGTGCTGGCGAGGGTTGGAACTTGTTTCTCACGGAACGACTGAACGACGACACCATCTCAGCGATATATAACCAAATCGCAGAGTGGGATACGCTCACTCCCCAAGACTCCGACACACGGACACAAATCAGCGCAAGTTACAAGACCACCATCACGGTGAAATGAACGAACCGCAAGACGAAGAACTATGGGAAATGGTTGCCGAAGAAATAGCGCGCACCATAGAGACAGAGTGGCTCACCCCAGAAGCCGACTAGCCCCGGCCTCGAAGGGCGGCGGAAAAACGCACGGGGCTACGCAGGAACTTATCCACACCTTTATCCACAGGGGTGTGGGCAAATACCCGCCTCTGTAGTTTTTGGCTAGAGTGCCCGTGATGCTCGCTCGTACTTGCCGTCGTAGCAATCACAATCGGTTTCTACGACCTCGCAGGTAGAACAGACGGGCTCGTCATTATCTTGTGGTGGGTTTGGTGTGTGTGTCATATAAATCATTATAGTAGCCAAACAATAAAATAGCAACTCTATAGTGTGTGACATATAGCACAAACAAAAAAGTTGACATTCACCAAAACATTTGCTAGACTAATCATTATGAAAACCACCGCACACTTCACAGAAATTATCAAAGGCATCATCGCAGAAGCATACGATGCGAGAGACATCGGAGAATGGCACGCGCTATTCAACTGGTACGACGAAACAAAGAGCGACAAAATCGCACACGACACATTCGCCGACATTCTCAGCACACGAGTGGTTGAAGCGATGGCAGAAATCTACAACGAGATTGAAAAAGAAATCCGAGATGCCGACGAGCAGGCTCGCTGGGAAACCCGCTACTGGCACGAGCGTGACTACGGCGGTCGTCTCTAAGAGAGTGTGACTCGGGGCTGACGACCTGTCAAGTCGTTGGTTAAATGAGGTGAGTACTAAACACTTGATGCGAGCCGAGTGGACAGTTATGCTGTTCACGACGAAGCCAGCCATTGTGTGAGGGAACGACTGAACCCCGAAACACCCGTCGCCCGGGACTAGCGCGCCGGCGCACACCGGATACAATCAAAAGTATTGTCTCAGTGGCGCAATGGATAGCGCAATGGGTTTCTACCCCAAAGGTTGTAGGTTCAAGTCCTGCCTGAGACGCTTATCGGATCAACGATCCCACGAGAACAGCGCCCAATAAAACAGTGTCCCTATGGCGACCGTGAGTCCCGCCGTGGTAGCGACGCGAGTGATTGTCCAAATGACTTCCATTACTTCCTACGACTTGCCATAAACCAACATATGAGCAGGGGCGAGATGACTACAAGCCACGCCGACAATGTGCCGACAATGTATGCGACTTCTATGAATAGGGCTACCGTGTCGTTTTCCATATTACTTCTCCTGTCCTCTGATGATTGCCTCAATGATGGTGGTGTTGGTTTCGTGGTTACCGACTTGGTGGTTCTCAATGAGCGTGTTGAGTAGTGCTATTGGGCTCATTGTGTGTTCTCCGCCGTACGCCCAAACGAGGGTGACGAGTTCGGTGTTCCATTTGATTTCTACGGGTGTGATGGTTTCGTTTGTCATAAGTATTACTCTATCAACACTCTAAGATAAAAGCAAGCCTATTCTATGTGACATTTTTCACTTACAAAAGACTTGACATTTAGAAACAAGATTGCTAAACTACTACTTATGAACGAGATAAGCATAAAGCACCTGACACTTCGCACAAAAGCCAAATACGGTTGGAGTATGTCGTTTAGCGAGGCATACTCTTTAGAGCGATACCTCAACGGCGCAAGCCACGAGCGAGCATTTCGTGACGCAATGAATAATCCATTAGTGCGATTGGGAGACAAACCAAGGTGAAATCAAGCAATGTAGATTTACGCAGTATTCCTGAACTTGTCAGAGACTTGCTGGATCAAGAAAGTCACGAGGAAAACGGGGCTCTCGCATCAGTCGTGCGCCTCGCATACTACGACCTTGACTACTTTGCTTATGTTCTCGTACAGACTTGGGATTATGTTGAGTCTAAGTTCGGTGACGCAGATGTCCATTGGGAAGTCTCGCTTTGGTACGACTCAAACAATACCGAGAACCCCGTCATGATATGGGATTTCCCTGACGCAAAAAATGATGTCATGCCCTATATCGCAGCAGGAGAAGCAGTAGAGAAGCACATCAAGTATGTGATGGAATATACTGCTGAGAATAACGAACTTCCGTAAGTAATAAAAATCGTCTGGGCCGTAGCCCCGAGCAATCTTTTCTGAAGATATTTCTGACATAACTCATACGAACGACTCTTATAGAGAATAGAAACCCAAAAAAGTTTCTAAACCCCCGCACATTTTCTCTCACCAGGATCGTTTTACAAGTATGAACATCACCACCACCAAGTCCATCAAGCAACTCTCACGCTACGAGCGCGAAGAACTCACCGAGACACTCATCAAGAAGTACGGCATCACACGAGGCGTACAAATCCTTGAACTCGCCGAGCGCATTGACCGCAAGCGCAAGCACATCAGCGCAAGCAACGCAATCAACCGATCAGTGGAGTGGTTCCGTCGTCTGCGTGACTAACTGCCCGCACTAGCAGCCCCGAACATCTGTTCGTGCCGTGCTATCACTCCCAATATCACCGCTCACGGGGCTACAAAAGAGGGAGTGTCGCCACCCCTAATTTGTCATTGTTTGTGTAGTTGCGAAACCCCTGCGTGTGGGCTATAAAGTTTCGCCCTAGTTACAACGGCACACCTTCACGCCCGCCAAGCGGTGTCAGAGCGATAAAGTCGTCTGCGCTGTATCGGCGGTCTGCGTAAACCACAAATGGCTCTGCGCAGTTTTGTTCCCAAAAAACCGTCGGGATATCGTACTCATTGTCGCCCGCTGGGTCGCCGATCATTATTCCGTAGCCCGTGCTATCACCCGTACAACCCGTCAAAACATCAAAGATGATACGAGTGGCGTAAGTTTCGTCGGTGAGCCTGCCTTCCTCTTTCGCTTTCGCTAATCCCATAGCGAGAGTTGAGCAAACACTAAACCCCTGCCAATGAGTGTAGAAATAGATTGGGGTCGGATTGTTGCTGTGAACGATACCGATATGTCCTCTGGCGCCCATTACAGTGAGCCGTTCTCTCTGAGCCACCCAATGAGTTCCTCAATGGCTGAGAGAAACTCTAATGGGCTGACGGGCGTGTCCTCGTCAATGCCCCAAGGGAGCATACCGCTTTCGGGCGTGCGACTAAGGTAATCGCTAATGGCTGCCTCAATGGCTTCCCCGCCTGAGCAGAGAGTCCAATAGCCATCAAGGATAAGGCTGGCAAGTTCACTGATTGTGGTGTTTGTTTTCATAAGAGATATCCTATCGTCTATCTCGCCGTAACGCAAGTATTCCCGTGTGACATTTATCATATTAGAATAACTTGACTTATAGGTTAGTAATGGTTATAATGCGCGATCACTGACGCCGGCGCAGAAAAAACGCTAGTCTAACCGATTGTTATGATAAAAGCAACCTTATCCTATGTGACATCTGCCACAAAGAAAATCACTAAAACCTATTGACTCCTAGCCTAACGGGTGTATAATGGAGATATGAAAATCACCACCACCACAAATACGGTCACAGTAGATTGCTCAACCAGCGTAGCGTTGGAGAGCCTGAACATCATTGACGACAGTATCGTCATTGCTCGGTTCAAGAGCAACACAGAGCAGACATACATCTACACAGTAAGCGAGGGCAACCTGCTCGCCACACTCGCCAACTACGACTCGGCAGGCAAGTTTCTTAGCCTGTTTGTCAAGCCACTAGCCACATTGGTGGTCAAGAAGTCCGCTGACGGAGTGGCGGTAACGCTCTAATGGAACTCCGAGACTTGCACCCATTGGTTGCCGATAAGGTCGCAGACGCTATGGGCGATGCTCTCCTTGTCGCTTGGGACGGTTGCCATAAAATCTATGTGGCTCTAGACGACGAGCAGGCACAGTGGTTTGAGGAAAACTACGAATACTCCGTACGGGGGACGAGCGACGAAATGCTTAGCGCACTTGACTGTTGGTACACCAACTCTTGCGGTCTGAGGTTTGTTAGCGCAGTCGCCACTAATCACGCCGACCCGAACGCTGGTTACATTAGTCTGATTAGTCAGGGTGACTCTTGGGATTACGACGACGAACAGGACGACGACGAGGACGACGAATAATGGCGACTTTCGCAACCATCTACGCAGGCAAAAAATATAAGACACCCAAAGTCGGTTATCTGATACCAGCACGAGTGCGATGGTGGTCATATCGTTATGACACTTGGGTCGCTTACGACACACAAGGCGAACTACTTGGCGTACGGGGCTCCCGAGCCGAGGCAACCAGCCTTGTCCGTATCAAAACAGGCGTATGGCGATGACACCGTACACAGTTACTTTCATAGCCGACCACTTCACGATGAATGTCGGCGTAGAACTTGACTTACTAGAACCAGACATCGCTGATGCTGACAACGACAAACTAGAAACAGTCGCCACAGACCTCGCCAAAAATATGATGCTGTACCACTACGGCATTGACATCTCAAAGTTGTGCGACACGGTGGAAACAATCCGAGGGTAGTCTCCCTACGCAGCCCCGGCTTACGCTAATGTCTGGGTATGGACGACGAATTGCTATCTCAACGATTGGATAGATTAGAGCGCGAGATTGTTTTGCTTCGTCAAACGCTGAACGAGATCAAGGGAATGCTCGCTTCACTATCATCGGGGCTAGACCTGCAGGTGCGGAATGCTGGCACGGCTCAGTTCAATCAAGGCAAGACCATTGGTGAGATGCATCGCTGGTCTGAGGGTCTCGACTAACTCTCAACCTCTACTAGAGGGTTATGCTAATACTTGTAGGCTACAACAGTATGTTTGTGTTTAACATAATTTGACATACTGACGCTACTGTCGCCGAGTCTTTTTTCTAACTTTGAGTCGGTGTCATTTCTAACTCCGAGTGGCAGGCCGTAGCCTCCGAGTAACTTCTGACGGTCGGGCCGCCCTGCTCAGACGAGTTCGTACCATGTCCAACTTGGCGAGAAAGACCCCTTGCGCCCGTAGTCAATGGCGTTGATTGACTTGAGCGTGTTTTGGAGTCGCATCACTTCTTCTTGATCAAGTGGCAGGGCGTGAGTATGGACATCAAAGACCGAGTGGAGAGTTTTCCAAACTTTGGCGATGAGTTCGCATTCGGTGAGTATCTGTGATTGGGTCTTGTTCGGTCCGAGGTGAGCAGGGAGTAGGGCGCAAACAGCGTGAGCGTCTGCGACGAGGGCTTCGGTTTCTGTGGTGGTGAGCATCGTTGTCATGGGGAGTATCCTATCAGTTGGGTTGCCCGAAAGCAACTTTTCCGTGTTGTGGGTTGGTGAGGTCTGAGTAGCGAGGTCCGCAGGCGCAGTCGGTGAGACCGAAACTTGCGCCTTCAGAGACGAGCGCCATAAGGGCAGGGTAGAGATCGTCGGCGATACCTGACCAGAGATCGTCGCCATCGGTGCCCCACTGGGCGAGGGCTTCAAGAAGATCACGGGCGTGAGCGACTGCCTTCTCGTATGGTTGAGTGTTCCAAACATTTGCTTCTGCAAAGCAGTCAGCGGTGTTTTTTGTCATGTCAAGTACTCTACAGGATAGTTAGTCTAAAAGCAAGTTATTCTGTGTGACTTTTATCACACAAATAAAGCAAATAGAGGTTGCGGTTTACAGTAACAACCATTAGAATGACTCTTATGAAAACACTAGAACTCACAGAGCAAAACAAGACATACATCTACAAGACCCACGAGGAAATCCTTGCGGGTTTGAAGGCTTGGGAAGCCATTGACAACTACTTGCCACTGGCAACGCCCAACGAACTAAAGCGAGCCATTGGCTTGGCTATTCTTGGCGGTCTCAATATGACCAAAGAGATGGTTCGTATGGCTGATGAAGCCGTCGTCATTGGTAGAGGCTAAAGCAACCTCCTCCGTAAGGGAGAACCCCCACGGCTGGTCCCTTGGGCTGTCGTGGGGTTCTTTTGTATACCGACACACCTCCACCTACCAGCCCCGCAGTTTACGAAACGGGCGAACGGATGTTCGGCGAACAAATGTTCGGGGCTACCGAGGGCGGAACGACAAAGAGTCCCTCACCACTTGGGCGAAGGACTCCTTGCTTGTGATGTGGGGGCGCTGGCTCCGACCTGCAAACCACACCGACCCTATGACACTACCACCAAACTCTCAGGTGATAGCGTAGCAAACCCTCAACCTCTACTTGAGGGTCAGCAGGCGACCGCCTTGCCCGCACGGTCACGGTCTGAGGTGAAGGTGGCGTGAGCCTTGACGACGGTGGCGACGAACTTGCCGACGCTAGCGAGGTGAAGGTTGCTGTAGAAAATGCCGAAGGGAACGAAGTAGCAGTAAGTTCCGCCTGAACGGTACTGAACTTGTACCCACACCTGCTCAGAGGCAACATTGGGGCTGAAAGTGAACTCAGCGATGGCAGTAGAGCCCTCGCAATCAACCGTCATTGCTTCGCTGGTAGGGACATATTGGTATTTGTGTTGTGTTTTCATAAGTAGTACTCTATCGCCAATACTACCCTGACACAACCTTATTCTATGTGACATTTTTCACTCACAATAAAGTTGCTTTTATGCTAATAATCTGATAGAATGCCCGAAATCTGGCCGGCCACCCAACCGCGCGAGTCTAGCAGAACTATTAGCCTATGTCAAGTATTTCCTATGTGACATTTGACCTAGCGATAAAGTTGCAATCACCCCCAAAGACCGATAGAGTAACACTTATGGAAATCACCGACATCATCACCGAAATGTTTGACGAAATGTTTGACTCAGAAGAAGACGACATGAACGAAGACATCCGCCTCGGACTCGCCATTGACCCTGACCTCGCCCTCCGCAAGGACGGCAAGTTCTACCGAGTCCGCCGAAGCAACCGCCAATACGAAGACTGAAAGGCACGATCATGGAAACAGAAGAAGACACCATCCCCTACGAAACCTGCGAGGACTGCGAACACCTCCGAGGCAAAATCCGCCCATTGGGTGCGTGTGACTGCTGAAAGGTACACTCGGAAGATGACTGACATCCCCGATGGCACCCCAGTAGACATTTATTGGAACCTCCACAAGAAGTGTTTTTCCGTCAAGTCGCGCGCTCGGGGCTCCTACGGACGAGTGATAGCACACGCCCAAAACATCGGCTTAACCGCAGTTACCCTCATCGTCTCAGAGAGAGGCAGACAGCGAGTCCTGCGAGAGCAACGCAAGAATGTACACGCCTACCTCAGAGGAGTATGGACAGCCACACCCTCCACTGGGACAGTCCCGGTCGCCTACAACCCCTACGCCCATACCACCTTTATGTCCGCTGACCAGCCAATACACCAAGCCAAGACACTCACAGGCACAATCCATAACGGACACCCGAAGGTACTTGTTGGCCAGTGATAGCACGGGGCTCCGCCCGCATCAACAATGCGCACCTTTTACCCACCCATAAACCCGCAGTTTATGACACATTCACCCCGCAGTTTGTGACACAACCAACCCGCCCCCTAAAAATACTTATTATTCTTTTGACAAACACTTGACAAACACTCCTAAAGGCGATATACTAACACTATGAACAAAACAACCACTACAATCACCAACACTTGTATTTGTGTTACCTTCAACGACGACTCAGGCGACTGGGAAGAAGCGCCCGAATGCTGGGGAGACTGCTGGACTGACCAAGTTGAGCATTTTCAGGAAATCACGGAACACTTGTTCACCGAAAACAACCAAGAGTTTCGTATTGAGGGATTCCCACGCTGGGACGGACCAGTTAGCGGAACATTCCACGCCCGAACACCCGAAAAACTGCTGGAGTCAATCACGCCTGACCGCACAGAATGGCGCTTGGAACTCACAGTCCACGAAAACCACCTGACAGGCGCACTCTCGCACCACGACGGAAGCGGAACAATCACCGTCACCCCCATCGCCCAAGAGTAAAAACGCACCAGTAACAAAGCAACGAAAACGAAATCCGTATCAGAATCTACCTAGGGAGAGAGAGACATGAAACAGCCAGAGAGTCCCGCAGTCACACAAGACTCAGAACAACCAATAACCGTACATATCGCACCGAACCCACACACCGCAACCCAACGCACCCGTAACCGCATTAGGGAACACGGACCACACTTCATACACACACCAAACAACAACAAACCAGACCACATACTCCTCACGGGGCTGCGGGAACCGCACTGGCAGGGCTGGCTAGCAGTCGGGGAGATACACATTACCCAACCGCCTACAAAGTAAGATAAACACCATATCACTAAAAAAGATACCCTATATCTCTAAAACAGATAACCCCACTACAAACCATAGAACCCTTTCCACCACCGTGACTCCTTGAAGAAAAACCAACCATCCTCAGAAAAGGATTAAAAACCACCCCCAAAGACCGTCTTTGTCTGCGTTCTGAAACTTTTTTGAACTTTTGTTATTGTTTGTGACTTGTTTCATATAGGTTATTTGTGTATTAGGTTGACATTTGTTTTGTGTTGGGGTAGAATATGTGTATGGATATGGAGATGCTTGAGCGTGTGCGTGTTGGTGTGGGTGATCAGGTGCGTGTTGATGCGCCCGTGACGCTGGTGTTTGTGCGTGATGGGCGTGAGTTTCAGCGTGTGTCGCTCCGTGAGCGTGGGACTTTTCTGCGTCGGGTTGATGGTGTGCGTGTGTTTCGGGTGGTGGAGTGAACTTACCGCTGGTAAGTAACGGCGAGTAGCCCCGAACACCTGTTCGCTTTTATGCCGGCGCCGGGACTGTGTTGTCTGTTGGGCGAATGTTAAGTGAATGGGGGGTTTGGTTTATATTCCCCTGAGGGGTTACCAATGGCTGACGGGTCGCCCGATGAAGTTGCCTTCGTGGTCGTAGCACCCGTTGTCGGGGTCTAGGTAGCCCTGAGCGTCGTAGCGGTCTGGGTCGTTGAGGTCGTTTTCGTTTTCCATAGTGTTAGCATAACGGCCATTGGCCAAAATAGCAAGTCATATTTGTGTGACTTATTTCATAGTAGGATAGGTTGCGTTTCTTGTATCAAGACGATATACTAATACCTATGACAACCACACACGCCGAGCGTTTCTCGCAGGCCACCCGTACCGACCGTGACCGCAAGGTCACCTATGCGTGGAACTCCCCCACGATGGATATACGACACGGGGGAGACACAACCCCCTATGGTGAGCGTGTAGAAATATCGTTCGCCCACGACGGCAAGCGCAAGCGTTACACGGCAACTGCCCGCCTCGTTCACTACTTCTATAGTTCAGGGATGTTGTGTACGATGTACGGTCTGTTTGACAGCAAGTTCCCTGCGGTCGTATTCCATAGCGAGTCAGTCGCCCGATATGGCGACAAGTCGTTCGCCAAGTTTGAGGCTGAGTCCATTGCCCTCGTCAACGATTTTGAGGCTGATTTCGTCTCCTCAGTCAATGACCTAGACGCTGAGTCCATCGCCCTAGTCAATGACCTAGACGATGCTGATACGCCCCTAGCGAGGTTGCTGGCAAGACTCGCAGGCTGGTGAGTCAGGCCAATGCCCCTGCCCTACACGGGGTGGGGGATTAGCCGTCTAGACAGTCCCGTATTAAAGCAAAGAGATAAGTCGGTAGCGGGACTCCGGCACGCACCCACTAATCGTTGCTTTTGTATTAGCGGGCGTTTTTGTTGGCGGGTGGCTGGGGGTTTCCCCCCAGTTCGCTCTTAGCGGTGGTGGCGTTCTAGCCAACCCTCGTACTCGTTCTCGCTCATGTGTAGAGTCTTGGGTAGTTCCAAGAGTTCTTGGTAGCGGACGAGATAGGCGGCGATGTCAGCCTTTGCTTTGTCCTTGGCTTCACCTTCAAGGGTGTCGTACGCCTCGCATAGGGCGATGAACTCTTTGTGGTCATTTACCTGCGCTGTGCGCTCGGCTTGTGTCTTTGTCATGTGTATTAGTATAGCGAGTGTTTATGTATTTGTCAACCTTTGTGTGGTTTTGTGGATGTGTCGTGTGTCACATGGCCGGAGAGGTATAAGTGTAGAGTCTACTTTTTGTAGCCGGCAAGGGGTTGTTGTTTTTTGTTTGTGGGTGTGGGGGGTTGTGTGTGGGTGTGGGTGTCGCGCTGCCGGGGCTGGTCGGTGGCGGGGTACAAGAAACCCCCACGACGGGTCGAAGTTGTCGTGGGGGCTCTTCCTTGCGGTCTATGTGTGGGTCAGGCGAACGGGTCGTCGTCGTCTGCGTCTGCTTCGTTGATTTTACTCAACTCTACCCACGCCTTGTTGATTGCTTTGAGTTGCTTTTTGGTCAGTCCCTCGCTGTATGCGAGTTTTGACAAGTTGGTGTTTGTTTCTACGATAAGGTCGTAGGTTTCCTTGGCGATAAGCCCTTGTGGTGTGTATTGTGCTGTAGTTGTTTTGTTCATATGATTAGTCTATCGTGTATGTGTGGTGTTGTCAAGTGTTTTGGTTGGATTTGTTTGTGACTTATGTTACGGTTGGATTTGTTTGATTGGCTTGACATTGTAAGCGTCAGGTGGTAGTGTAATGGTTATG